GGAAGACCTGTAAGGAAAGTAAAAAGGTGGTTGACCAGTATATGAAGCCTCGTGTGCTAAATGATAACCTTTACCATCAACCCACCCGCCGAATATACCAGAAAAGTCATACCATTCCATCGGAGTTCCTGAAGTGCTATCAAGCACAGTTGCTGATGACACAAATTGAATTGTTGGATAGATGACACGCGCTGATGGTGTTGGGCACATTGGTGGGAAGGAATAAACTCTGTAACCCATGACATACACCCAAGATGCTTCAAAATACCCCTCAGCGCTATTAGCTACTAATCTCTGTGTCACTTCTGTATCGGAAATGAAGTAGTTGTAAAGGTTGAACTTGCTATGGTATGCACCAATGTATTGCCCCGTGTTTGGGTCGTATGTAATGCCATCACCAAACCTTGAAGGCAATGGCACTACCATGAACGCGATTGCTTCCTTTCCAATGTGAGACTTTTCATTGTTATCATATGCTCGTGGTATGTAGCAAATCACATTGCCAATGACATTGAGCAAGTAAGCTGGTTGCTCTTGTGGATTGCCTAAGTCTACAGTGGGCTTGTGTAGGTCACCAACCTTAACCCATCCCCATTGTGACTTCAAGTGAGGCATAGGGACAAGGTTAACAAGGTCTATAGGGTTTGATGGTGGCACACCAAGATTAGGTAGGTTGTAATCCATGCCATATGTTAGTTGATGTGCTTCTATTTGCCATCTCATTTTATCCCCACCTTATTCAAAGGTGACTTTCCAGCGCTCAAGTGCACTTAATGATGGTTGTGGTGGCAATGGCTCAATGTATGCAGGCTGTGACACTCTAAGCATCTTATCATGCCTGATTGCTTCATTTAGCTTGAGCGTTGCTTTTTGTTCCCATACCATTGCCTCTTGTGTTTCACCAAGTTGAAAGAGCACCTGAGCTGTGATGAATTCAACAACCATATCTGGATAATTCTGGATGAGTGCGTTTGTATCTTGAAGCGATGTAAACTCAGGAAGCCACTTGTAGTAGTGCAAGAAGATGTCATAAACCTTGTCAGGCGTTGGCACAAGCTCAATATGGTCTGCTCTCAAAAGGAAGCCTCGGGGTCGTCCTTGTTCTTTTTGAAACGATGGCGATGTCCGTGAAAGATAAAACTCATCACTCACATAGCTTGCAATGATGATGGGCGACTGTGGGTCTTCAATTGGATAGGTGATGTAGAGCAAGCGCTTGCAACCTGTGGGTAATGGCAAAATCTTAGTTGGGTTGCCTTGAGCATCTTGTGTCTTTGTTGCTTCAACGGTGTATTCAAAGCTCCAATCAAACATGCGCTCAATGCGCCTCATAACTGCATTGGCTGTAAAAAGTAAACTGTCTTCAACTTGTGGTGCTTCAAAGCTTATGTTGCGCTTGACTTGCTCTAAACATTCGCCAATTGTCATGCTTTAACCCTCCTTTTCTTGCCTTCTTTCTGTTTGCGCAATAGCTCAATTGCCTTCTTTACAATTTCTTGATGTATGCCCTCTTCTTCAATTAACGAGAGGACAGTTTCTTCCAGTTCCTCTGGCGTGATAACCACACCGAATGCTTGCATGCTCTCTTGTGCATTGAGAGTGCAAATTAGCTTATAATCTTCATCACTGATTAGGTCAAGTAGCTTGTAAAGCAATGGTGCATCTATTGGCGAAATGATTTCTACAACCTTTTCCTTAGGTATCTCCTCACCATTCTCAGCATACACTTTACCATCTTGGTAATACAACATTGGTGTGTCCACGCTCTTGAACATCATATAAGGCTTAGTTGTATCAAGCGCCATTTTTACCACCTCGCTTTTAGGATATGCGTGAGTTTGTGCTTCTTTGCAAGCTCTTCAGCCTTCTTACGCCAATGCGAATGCTCTTGGAGCATCTTGATGATGAGCTCTACATCATAAATCTCACTGCCATCTGGATAGAAAAATTTGCCCCGTTGGTGGTAAATCCTGCCAAATGGGCGTGTCGTGATAATCTCGTGTGGTTCTTTCCATTGTAGTGGCATGATTTACCACCTCACATATACAAAGAGTGCCAGCCACGCCACTTATGGCGTCAGGCTGGCACTCTATCTTCAAGCATTAGCAGTTGGTTACTACCAGCCAACCCACCCGTAATCGCCTGTGAGCTGCTCTGGGTCAAAGTGGTCACGCCACCAGAGCCAACAGGTGACGGTAGGACCGCCAGTTGTGCCACTGCCTTGGATTGTAAGTTTCTGCCCTGCCTTTACAACGACATTAAGGTTGGTTGCAAAAACGCCATTGGCAGGGACATTGACAGTGGCAACTGTAGTCCCGTCAACCTGTATGACAATACTGGCATTCGCAGTGCCCGCAGTAGCAGCCACAGACTGTATACCTTTCAAGACGATGGGCGCTGGCATCACGGCATCAACGACTTTTGCCGTGCTTGTCGTATCCACATTGAAAAAGATAACCTTATGCACCTTGTGTTGTTCGCTGTATGGCATTACTTATCACCCCCTGCTGATTATGCAGAGCCAACATGGATTACACGGCACTCACCAGGCTTGTTGCTATCCCAAGTGAGCGCCCAACCACCCATGTAAATCCAGCCAATGACTGTCTGACGACCCAAGTCGCGCGTCTCTGACCTGATTTCCTCAGGCAGAGCAACGCCTTCAACAAGTGGGTCGTCGGCAAGGAACAGAGCCTCACCAAGCACGCCATTCTGCCCAACGGCATTGTTCAGAGCGTCTGGGTTGTTGCAGTGCACAAACCTTGTGTTGTAAAGCAAGCCAATCTCATACCTGAATAGACGCTCTGGGTCGCCGTAGTGGGCAGCTTGCACAAAGTTGCTGTCATCAATGATGCCTCGGCGTGCTTTGGTCGTCAGGATACAGACATAGTTCTCACCGTCATAGCCTGGCACATGCAAGTAACCTTGCAGGTAATCAACAATGTCCTTGACATGTGCCGTTGTCAAGTTACTTGTAGCTACGACGGGGTTGCCTTGGCTGTCCTTGAATTCACCATTGGTAAGGAACACGCCACCTGTTGAGGATGTAGGAACATACTTTATCTTCGTCTTCTTGGCAACTGCAGCAATCTCCTTGTCCATCGTAGCCACAATGTCGTCGCGCAAAGCATCAACGATATGTGGCTGGATGTCAATCTCGGCTAAGGTTGTCAACCTGAGTGTGCAGGCTGCTGCATTGCCATACTCATCCACAAGCAAGGTTCCGTAATCAATCGTGAACCCTGTGACTGGGATGAGCTCGGTCTCAGCCAGCCTGCGCCCTGACCCAGCCAGACCGCTACGGCGTGGGAAACGAATTTCATCGCCCTTGTTTTTGCCATAGCCCTGAACTGGGCGGACAAATTGACGAAAGACAAATCGTGGTAGTGCTGCCTTGCGAACTTCAGCAGTTAGCGATGGCAAGGCGAGCACTCCACCAAGTCTTGGCACACCGTAAACTTGCGCTGGCATGCTCTATCACCCCTGCGTAATGCAGGAATTTCTTGGAGCACTCACCTCGCCAGTGTCACACAACGATGTGCTACCAGTGTGCCATCAGCGCCGACGCGATGGCGTCACTGGAGGCGGAGGTGAACTCCTCTTTTGCCTGACTATTTTTTCAAGTTCGTCTACAAACTGTTTGTTAAGGTTCTCCATCATCGCCTCCACAAATTCTGGTGAAGGCGTTGATGGCTGTGTCACAGCTGATGATGTTATTCCAGATTGAGCAGGCAAGCCTGCAGGTTGAAGCCTACTACGAGCCTCAACCCTACCACCTGCTTTTTCTGCAATCTCCTTAATCATGCGCCGTGCCTCTTCGGCGACGGCTTGGAAGTATTCTTGTGCATTCGTCCATGTCTTCTGTGGATACACTTTTTGTGCAGCAGCTTGCACAATCGTCTCAAAGCCAACAAGGTCTGGATAGGTAGCATAAAACTGTTGTGCAAGCTGTTGCAACTGCAACTGCTGTCGCCATGCATTTAACTCTGCCACTGTTCTATATACCATACCCAAAGTCTGTTGTAGTTGATTTTGAACCACTTGTGTGTATGCCTTCACAAACTCCTTCGGATTTTCATGAAGGAGCTCACTCAACTGCTCATACACACTTTCATCAATGCCTTGTTGTGGCTGTTGTGCCACAGGTGGCGTTGATTGAAATTGATAATATGGTTGTTGCACCTGTGGCTGTTGCTGTGGCTGTTGTTGCACACTTTGCAATAGCTGTCTTTGCCATTCATTCAACTGTTGCTGTATCTGTTCCAACTTCTCAGTCACCTCATTTTGTTGTTCTTGTTGTTCTTCTTCACGCTCTTCTTCGTCATACCAAGCCATGCTTTACACCTCCGATTTAAGAATTAGCGCCAATGTTTGATGATACGACACAAGTGTTTCAAGTGCAATGCGCACTTCTTTTTCATCACGCTTGCCAGAAAGCCAGTCATGAATATATTGTAACGCAACTCTCTTGAAATGGTCAAATAGCCACGATGGCAGTGTCTCCTTTAGAAATTGATACTTTTGCTCATCAAACAGCGCTTCAATTAGGTTATTGCTCATCCTTATCACCTATCACATGTGCATACCCGACTTTGTGCAACCATTTCCTTATGCGCTGGAACGGAATTGCAAAGTTGATGTTACTTGCCTGTGCATCACCAAGCGTTATCATGCCCACATAGTAGAATTTACCATCGCGCTGAACATAAATTCCACCACCAGACGACCCAGGCACTGCAACAGTTGTTGTTTGAATGAATGGCTTTGACTTGTAAATGCGCCCAACTGCACTGATATGACCTGCAGTTAATGACGCGGTCAATTCACCACGCAAGTTGCCCACATGCCAGACTTGCTCTCCAAGCTGGAGTTGCAAATCTGGTGGTGCAAACTGCGCACTAACTGCTTCAAATGGCATAGCATACACTTCAAGCAACGCAAGGTCTTCGTCTTCAAACTTGCTATAGGCAACAACTTTAGCACGAAGCCTTATTGTGCCAACTTCAGTTTCAATGTCATCAACAAGCGCGGTCACTTTTTGAACAATGTATGCGTCTTCCCACTTCTCCTTTATAATCTCCTTGCCTTCAGGACCGACTTCCTTTTGCTCGGAACGCAAGTCTTCAACACAATGCCCTGCAGTCAGGAAATACCACTTGCCATCCTTAGGTGACTTAAACAATGTGCCAGTGCCACGCGCTGATGTGCTCTCAAGTGACCATGTGCACTTTACAAGCTCATCAAGCGTGTTTGCATATGCTACAACCATACCAATCACCATCCCTACAACGAAAGATAACGCGACTTTGTAACGCATTACAATCACCCCCTATTAGGATGTTATACGCGCGGTTATACGCGTTGCCCGTCTAAGCCCCTTTAGTTTAGGTAGCTTGGTGCGCCCTCTCTTTTTGGTGGATAAGCGCACACCTCTAATTGATGACTTTAGCTTTGGCATGCGTATCTTTTTTAGGCGTGGCTTCCTTGGCTTTCTTGGCTTGCGTGCACGCGCCAACTTTGGCACTGCTAAGCCACGAGCAAGCAATTTAGATGTGAGCGCTGGCACGATTTATCACCGCCTTCTTGTCCTTCTCCTTGTTGTTCTTCTTTGGGTTCTTCTTGTAGTAGCCCTTCTTCTCTTCCTTTCTTTTGTAGCTCGCCTACGCCTTGTCCTTGTTGCTGCATTTCTTTTTGTTGTCCTTGCGCGCTTCGTAGCCCTGCTACGCCTGCGCGCTGGCTCTCCTGCTTCTTCAGGCATTGCTGGTGGAAACATGCCCGTAGGCATGATGCCACCAAGTATGTCTAACGGCAAACCACCAGGTATGCCCATAGGTGGCATTGGTGGCGTTGGTGGCACTTGTGCTTGTCTTCGTCGTGGCATTATAGTTCACCTCTTCTTACGCTTTTTAGACGCCTTCTTTGCACGCTTCCTTGCACCTGCTTTACCTAAACCATGTTTGCCATATGCAATGGCAGCCGCGATTTTGCGCGCGTGCTCCAAATTGCGAGGGCGATATGTCGCACGCGAAGTTGTCATTTTACCAGTTCTTTTGTATTCACGAAGGAGCTTTTGGATTTCCTTTGACGCCAGTGTAGCTTTTCTTTTTGCACTACCTTTGCGCCTTTTCGTCTTGCGAGGCATCCTAATCACCTTCCTTTGCGCGTTTGGCTTTTATGCGTGCACGATGCCTCTTTAGCCATGGTGATGCAGGGCGCAGTGGCTCATTGAATGCGGTGTTCTCTTTAACGCGCGCCCTCTTCTCTTCCACATCATCAATTGGTGGGAGCACATTCACAGTGACATTGTAGCCAATGCGCTTTACACCTTCCAATGGGTTCTCTTCAATGACTTCCTGCTTAGGCATGCAATATCACCTCCTGAATACATTATTACTCGGTGCGTGGCATTTCGCCACCGATGGCTTCTGTCATTGTGCCAGGGCGCTCTTGTGCCCTTTTACTGCCTCTCTTTTTACCCTTGCTTGCCTGTTGCAACATTGCCATCATCTGTTGCATCATCATCATTTGCTGTCTCTTTGCTTCAAATTCTTCTTCAGGTATGAGCACTTCATCAGGTTGCCACTGAAGCGACTTAATCATTTCCACAAGTAGATTATACCACTTAATGGCAAGTGTTGCATCTGGGAACGCCTGTATGAGTTGTAAGAAACTCGCAAGCTTGTTAATCTGTGCGGCGCGTTGCATTATCGTCGTTATACCACGCGCTCTAAACTTGTAAGGGCGCGTCCATACCTCACTTGGGTCTTCAAGCTCTTGTGCATACTCTTCAATCTTGTCAAGCAGTTCTTTCAACTCTTCATCTGTGACTTGGTCTCTAAAGCGTGTGAGGATAACCCAAATGCGTTGAAGTAGTGGCTCAAGTAATTGGTCTTCAATGTTTCGTCCAATAACTTCAACAAGCGCTGTAGCTTGCTCTCTACCAGTCACAATCTCAGTTGCAGTGGGACGCCCGCGCGCACTTTGTGTGCCCATCAAAAGCTCTGTAATTCCAGTCGCATTCTGTATCTCACGCTCAAGGATTGCATAGATGTTCACAATCTCTTGTGTGATGCCACCAACATTGATTGCAGTGACTGGAGATGCATTCGGTGGTATTGCACCACTTAGAAGCACAGTCTTACCTGGCATGATGCCTTCTAAGATATCTTCAGGTCTTGCAAGCATATCAAGTTGCACAACAAAGATTGGCAGTGCATGGTAGCGTGATGCATCAATCATAAAGTTCATGAACTCATTCAAGGCACGCTGTAGCTCTATCGCATCATGCACCAACCCTTTGTGGTAGACAAGGAATGGTCTATAAAATGGAGCTGCAATAATGAATGGATGTTTGAATGGCGCATAGGGGTTTGGTATCGGTCCTCTTAGAAGCTTGTCCTCGTCTGCAATCACCATATATGCGTTTGGATGGATGATATTGCCATCTTCATCCGTCACCGTGCCCCAAAATTCCCAAATCTTCACATGCTTCTTATATGGCGATGTTGGAATGAATGTGCCCTTTGTCTTTGCCCAATCTTCAAGCCCTGAACCTTTTAGCTCCTTCACTTTGTCTGGGTCAAAATAGCCAGTCTCTGCGAGCGCCTTCACCGTTGAAACTTCAAGATAGAACTCGTGGATGGCAAATGTATCTTTGCCAGTCCAGTCAAGGTAAAGGTCAAGCGGGTCTACTAAGTCAATTCTTACACCTGCAACATTTTTCACACTCGGCATCAACCCAAGCGCCGACAACTGCCATTCAATATTCTGCTCTGTATGCCAATACACCTTATAGGCGAGCATGCCTGTGACTAAGCCAACAATGAGCGCCTCATAGAAGCTCTCAACAAACCTATTTTCTTCAAGCACATGCCACAACACACGCTCAATAGATTTTGCAATGTCAAGGTCTACTGGAGTGTTCCTTATTGGGTCTACGCTAAAGAAGGCTCGCGATTGCACCGTGAGGACTTTCAAAATGGCTGCTGCAACTTCAACAGCCTTTGTGAGCTTAGGAATGTATGTCTTTGCCTGCCAAGGGCGCTTTGCACTAAAGTCATACTCCTGCCTGTAAACACGCCACGCCTCTTTTGCTCTATTCTCCCAGTTCATACGGTAGTTCTTGGAGCATCTCTGTAAGTCTTGAACAAACTTCACATAGAAGCTTTCAGGCAATATGCGCCCTTCGTCAAATTCAACCTCGGGCATACTCTTGTCAAGCCATTCTTGTGGCACTTTTAAATCACCCCATATGTTGGCGATGGCACATCAATCAATGGCACTGATGATTGTGTGCCACGCAATGTCCAAGGCATCGCCTTAAGAATGATAAAACCCAACGCGTCCATAGCATGAACGCTAATATGCCTTGTGTCAACTTTCAATTCTCCAGTATCGGTGGGCTTCCAAGAATACCCACCACGAAAGCCATCGTCAATTATTTTAGCGCGCTCAACATCAACTTGCAACATTGCCCCACCTTCTCTTGAGCGTTTGCTTAGAAGTTCGTGCATTGCTCGCACTCTATCAAGCATGTTAGAATACACTGTATGAAGTGTTATACCATGCTCACGAAAGATTTCAATGACGCTTTTGTCCGAAGTTGGATAATGAGCTTTTGCATCATGCCCTGCAACATCAATGATTGAAAAGCGTGCGCCCCATACTACTGAAGTTGGGTCTGCATTAGCTAATGCCTCACTCATAAGGACATGTGTCACAGTTTCAACATACTTAAGGAAGTCGCCCATCCACATGTGTGACTGCACCTCAGCCCACAGCACATTGAACTTTTGTGCCACAGGAAGCCATTGTGCAATCACACATGCAGGATGTGCATGCCCAATGTCCCAACCTCGGTAAAGTGGCACTGCGAGGCTCACCCTTAAATTGTGTGCACGATGCTCCTCGTTGTATTCGGGAAAGATTGGCTCATAGCCTTCAAGCTCAACCCAATCACCTTCTAAGTATCTTTGACGCCACTTAGCTGGCATCTGTTTCAACTGTAGCTCAATATAGGCAGGGTCTATGAATGGGTTTTCAACAGTGCGTGAGCGACAAAAGAATAGCTCCTCATCCTCATACACATCCCTGCCGCCAGCTCTGCTCACAAAGCGTTCATAGAGCCAATGTGTTGGTGATGCAGGGTTAGCGGTGAGCCATATTTGTGGTGGGTAGCCACGCTGGCTCAACCTACCCATGAGGAAGTTGAAAATGCTATCGTCTTTGAACTCAGTGGCTTCATCAATATAGCATGCTGCAAGCTCAAGTGAGCCAAACTTTTGAAACTCATCCAGCGCCCTGAAAAGGACAATTGAAGGTGGGTCATCACGACTTGGCTGTATCACCGCTTTATCTTCTGAGTGCTTATACATCTTGAGCCAGTCAGGTGGTAGGATTTGCATAAATGTTGCACGCGTTGTATCATATAGCTCCCTGTATGTCTTCCTGCCCACTAAGACACATGCACCTGGATTTTGTAAGATGTAATGGAGCACCTTACAGCACCCTGCAAAAGTCTTTCCAGCACGCCATCCACCAATGTAAATGCACACAGGCTGGCGTGCCTGCACAAACATTGCCTGCTTCGGTGTTAGCTCAATCTCCTTCTGCATCATCTTGTGCATACACCTCCAGTGGCTTTCCATTGAATGTGTTCAATTTCCTTTCAGCGGTCGCTTCTATTATCGCCTCAATGTCATCCCAAATGCTATCGTCAATTTCAATCTTCACACCAACCAAGTTCACCTTCTCAATCAAGATGCGCCTTGTAATGAGCACCCAAAGTTGCGACGCTGTTAATGTGCTATACCCACATTCACGCAATTTGTCACGCATTTTGAACACAACATAGGCAATAAATGAGGCGAACGAAAGTGGCGTGTTAAATGAAGTGATAATAAGGTCGGCAAGGTGTTGCCTTGAAATTGCTACGCTCCTTGTCGTCTTCACAAACCCATCTAATGTTGCTTCAATGTCACTGATAGTGAGCTTTTGCTTAGCAGCACACCGATATTGCCTATAGAGTTTTGTCCAGTGCGCCGAAGTCTTCATGTAAGCGTATGGAATAAGCTTCTCAGGTGGCTCATCAGGACATAACATGTGCAAACAAAAGAGCGATGTCATTGGTGCACTGTAGCTCTCTGGTATTGCACCAAAGACTTTGTAGACGACGCGCAGTTGATAGAGCTTGTAGCGTGAGCCAACCTCATGAAGCAACTTCTTCTTCTGTTCCTCGTCTATATCGTCGCGGTTATCAATTGCATCAACAAGTAGCGCATGGACAATCCATGTTTGTGTCTTTGACTGCTTTACAAGTTGCTGTAGTTGCGCTATACTTGCATTCATGAGGAAGCGCTTTAGGCTGTCAATGTCAGTGAGCATAAGCATTGTTTCATCACCCTTAATCTAAGTGTAACGCAAAGGAGGGAGAGCATGCATGCCGAAGAAGAAGTGCTCACCGAAAGAGAAGAAGGTAGCCTCAAAGGGCGGGAAGGGTCCGAACAAGCTCCTTCCAAAGAAGCGTGTTCGTGTGTAAGCAAGATTGAAGTTGGGCTGGCACTCGCCAATACAAAATGCGCTTTAACAAAAGAAGAAGCGCGTGATGTCATCATAGGAGGGTTAAGGAAGGGCTTCTTCCTTGATGACATCATGCAAGAGTATGGTATATCTAAATCGGACATAGATGAGCTTGTGCAAATCTACCCTGAGGTTGCGCAAGCCATCAGGAACTATTTTGACTTTTGGGCGCTCAGGATAGAGCGCAAGCTCATTGAGCGTGCATTGCAAGACGACACTACTGCAGCGATAAAGTTCTTGCAAGCACGCCATCCATGCTATCAAGGCACAACAGATTTGCAACAAACGGTGCTTCGGTTCAAAATACTACAATCAGGTGGCGCACGAGAGAAGAAAAAGGAAGGTGTCATTGATGTCACTGTTGAAGAGAATATGGAGCGAGATTAAATTCACATGGGACTTGTTTATGGCATACATCGTTGACGAAATCGTTGATTGGGTTAGAGTGCAATTTTATGGCACGATATTCGTATATGCTGCCAAATTGACGATGCATTCTGCTAAAAAGCTTGGCTTCATTGGTGAACATGAGTTCATGATTGTGACACCAGATGAGATAATCATACCATTGCCATCAGGAGGCGATGAAAATGACGCTTAAGAAAGTGTTCAAGTCAATTGAAAAATACTTCCTCAGACGCTACATGGAAAGGTCACTTGAATACTTAGTCGGTGACCTAAAAGATGTGTTACTTGCGATTGTGGAGCAACTTGACAAGAAGCCGTATACAAATGCACAAAAGTTTGAAGAAGCGAAGAAGGCGCTTGAGGCATTGCTCAAAGAAAAGGGCAAACAACTTACGAAGCGCCAAATCAACCTTGCTGTTGAGTTGGCGGTGAATATCTTCCATGAAGTTTTGGAAAGAATTGGTAAATGAGACGCTCATCACACTGTTGGTGCACATGAATAGTGGGATGAGCTGGAAGGAAAGTAAACTCTTTGCACGAAAAGTCATTACAGCAGCCTTGTGGGCATTGTATAAGACACGGTGCTTTGAACATGAATGCGCACTTGCAAAATACAATATCTCACTACTACTGCACAGGAAAGGAATAACACTAAAGGAGCGCCAACTCAACCTGTTGGTGGCTCTTGCAATGTGCCGAGCCTTGGACTGGCTCATCATCTACTAAAACGGTGATGTGGTATGTTACATACAGTGCTTGCAAGCAAGACACTCATCTTCGCACTCGCTGGTGCTGCTGGCGCAATTGCAAGAGCTTGCATCTCTGGCTTCATTGAACTGCCAAAAAGAAAAGGACATAAAATCGCACTCGGCTTCCTAAGTGACTTGGTGCTCGGTATCATACTTGGCATCATCGTTGACCAATCCCCAATTATCGCATTCAGCGCCGCATTCGCGGGTAGACAGGCAGTTGAAGATATCGTTAGGCAATTTTTAAGTAAGAAGGTTGAAGGAAATGAGTAGAAACGAGTATGTGAGAATAAAACGCAAAATTGTCTTGTTTTGTATTTGCCTTGCTTTGTCATGCTCCTTTACTCTAATCATGGATTACCATTACACACCAGTTTTAGCGCGCGGACTTTCAATGTATAAAACATTGGGTGCATTCAGTATCGCACTTTTGAAACGATATCACTTTGAAAGTTATAAAGACATTGAAGACATCAAAATCGGTGACTTGGTTGATGTGAGAATTACCGACGGCGACAAAATCTTGCACATCGTCAAAAGAGTGGTCGCTAAACAAGGTGACAAAATCTGGGTGCTCGGCGAACACCCATTCTCTTACGATAGCCGATACTACGGTTGGGTCTCAGCCTTCCAAGTGTATGGAAAAGTCATACGCTATATCGTGCTCAAAAAACCATCACAAGAAGAACTCCATAACATAGAACTTGACACAATTAGAGCAAACCAAATGAAGTTTCCATACCCCAACTTGCCACAAAGTGTGAACTAAAAACAAAAGTGCATGTAATACATGCATGCGCCCCTTGAATTTTCCTCATAATACCCCTAATTTGAGTGACCCAATTGACAAAAAGAGTGGGAGGAGTATAAAATGAAAGGCGATGGTGTGGGAAGTAGCTCTGCAGGGGGCGGGGCATGGGGCTTGGCACAACTGGCGCGCCAACTTTGTCACGCGTCACAAGGTTTGGCAATTTTGTGGCACAATGGATGGCACAAAAAAAATAGCACAATGGCACATAGCTTATGGCATAGCACAATGGCACAAAATAGCAAAAAAAATGACAGGGTAACCAATTTGGTTACCCTGTCATTTGGGGGGTTAGCTATCTTGCTGTGGGTTGGCTATCTTACCATATTTAGCGAGCGGTGACCTCTTTGGCGTTCGCTGCGTCCTTGGTGTAAGGACTAAACCAAGCCTGAACTGTTGTGCATTCGAAGCGTTGGTAAGTCGCAACTGCCACATTTCATTGACTGTTGTTGCAGGTTTTATTTTCCTTGCTTGTTCTACCAGATATTCCTCAGTTTCCCATACATGCCTCAACCTCTTTGATTGCAGTATCAGTTTTGCGGTTGAAACGGCATCCTCCCACTCACATTCGGGGAAAATCCGTGTTACAGCCTTAGCAATTTCCTCTATGCTCGGTAACGGCATCTTCTCCATATCCATCACCCTCCTAAGATTAGGATTATGGAGTGAATTAGTTCACTCCATAACATATTCTGCATGCAATTTCAATTACCCTGACAGCACCGCACAACTTTGTGACAAAAAAACGCGCCTACACTCGCGCCAACATTACATGCACATTAGCGCGAGTGTAAGCGCCTAATGGCGCTCGGTTGGGAAGTATGTGGCTACATAAAAAAACAGAGCACAAGCGCACACTTACACTCTAACACGACATTATGTGGCGATATGTGGCGATATGTGATTATGTGAAATAAAAATGGCGCCCAAGCTATGATAAGCTTGAGCGCCATTAAGGTGGGCGACGGCGTCACCTCATCACCTCCTGCCGTTCAACATCCGCCGCCAGGCGTTCAACCTGGCGGCGAACGCGATATTAATTAAGCGCTGCAATTCACGCAGCTCACGCGAGGCACGCTCACGTTCCTTCTTCGTCTTCGTCTTCCTTGCCTTCGTTTTCGCCATCGCTCTCACCTCCTTTTTACTTACGCCCTCATAATAAATGGTAAATGATAATCCAATCTCAAAAAAACAGCGCCATGTTCCGACTTGCCAGCGATGTAACCCACGCTGGCAAGCCAAAACATGGCGCTTATAGCCTGTGGCGGTATTGTCTATGTCCCGCTATGTATGGGTTCATCTTGCAGACAAGCGTCGACAAACTCAAGTTCGTCGACGACAATGCCTGCAACTTGGAGTTCGCGCGCGAGCTCCGCCACAAGCGCTAAGACGCACATTCTTGCAACTTTTTGTTCTTCTCCGCACGGAAAGAGGAATTCCAGCGCCTTCTTCCACCGCCTCACGGCGGCGACAAGGATTTCAAACACCATCTCTCTCACCTCCTTGCGATTGTAGATTCGGCGCGGGGTTTGTGCCCCGCGCCGTCGTGTAGTTACTCCAAATACATCATCTAAGGAGTATTAATATATTCAAAGCCAGCGTTGATAACAGCATACCCACTACGCCTATCACTGTCATCAACGCTGCTATGTTCGATAGGAGAGTGCCGTCTTTCCCCACCGCCCTACAGGCGTTGAAGGTAAGCAACCCTCCAATCGCCATGGCGGTGGATATACCCGCTACAGTTCCCGTCACTACTACTATAACGCCCATAATACCTCACCTCCGTTGTTTTTACTCAACCTTCAGGACGTAGAAAGCCCTTCGCACCCTGTCGGCAAACCTGTGATGCTCACAGGCCGCCGTCAGGGCGGCCTCCAGAACGTCTCCCAACACCTTTTGGACGTCCTCGAGATACAAGAGGACCCATAGCGGCACCTTGTAATCCTCGCCCTCATACAGAGGTGCCGCATGTTTGGTTAGTTCTTCGACTATCTCATCCAACAATAAAGAACGCAACTCCTTTGCCATAGACGCCCCTCCTTTATGTTGTGTTTAGGTATGCTCATAAAACACAAAGAATGATAATCCAATCTCAAAAAAAACAGCGCCATGTTCCGTCCTACCAGAAGCAACCTTCAACGACCTAACTCTTCTGGCAGGCGCTGGAACATGGCGCTTTTGTATGCCTATGTATGTGCGTATGTGTCGTCTATGTCTATGTTGGAAAGGAAAAGCGCGACGATTTCAGCTTCCATATCATTGAGCGTCCTCTTCACCGCACCTACAAGGTCTGCGTCAGTTACGGCGGATTTGTTAAGTTTTACTTCCAACGCTCTCCTTTCCAACCCTTTGCTGAACCTTCTCTTCACCTCCAACGCCCATACAGTCCACTCTACCAGCGTCATCGCTTATCACCTCCTCCAGTATATACCCTTCGCTACGCAGAGAAGCAGCGCAGCGAGGGCAGATATACGCAGAAGTCACAAATTCACTGTCACGCCATACATCATACAACTTACCTACGCTATCACAGTCAACTTGACAAGTCATTCCAACCACCTCCTCACCGCCCGCCCAAGCGCTCCTACCAGGAGTAGGAGCGCAAGGGCAAGCATTAACTCATTTTGCGTTACAACTGCAATAACCAATACAACTAATATCAACACCCATACCATTGTCATCGCCTCCTCCCGTAGAGACGCTGGAAATATTCCAGCGCTTCCTCGAGGGAGTTAATTCGTCGAATCCGCGCCCGCTTACATATTGAAAATGCGTCGAGCGTTAAATGATAGCTTCCAGCATCGCCTACTCCAGTTACGTTTCCGTCAGATATCCATATTTTCACACGCTGACGTTGTTTTGAAAGCCATCTAAGCGCAGGACCATCAACCACGTTACCGTTTCCGAATTCCATCTCCACCAGCTTTTCTACATCCGCCATTCTACCTTTGTCTGCAACTATCACCAGTTTTCCTCGCTTTAATGTGTCCCTCTCTGACGCATACAATGCGACAATACTGGCAGGAGCGAGAGCGACAATCTGCGCAATAAGTTCTGGTCTCGGACACATTGAGCCGCTGCAATCAATTAAGATTGCAGCGCCCTCCCTGTCCTTCTTCAGCCCGAACAGTTTTCCATCCGTGATAATCCGCCACGGATATCTTAGCGCCCCGCAATATCCCCTTGCCCACCGCCGCGATAATGGCATAGAATACTTCGTTTTGGTTAGCGGCGGTGTAACTATAGTCATCTCGCCCCATGTGTTGCGAGGCGCCTCTGGCGCCTCGTAGGCACGGCAGGCAAGGTGCTGGACGAGCTTATCTAATCCATCTTCACCATGTCTTCCGCCTTCGCCTTCGCCTTCGTCTTCGCCTTCGTCTCCACCCTCACCCTCATCTTCACCTTTCTTTTCCTCCTCTATCGGCTTTTCGTAGAGGAGAAGAAGGGCGGCGACAGCAGAAGCAAGGCTATCTTCGGTTAGCCTTCCCGCATTAAATTGCCCGAATAACGTCAAAAGGACATCTGTCAACGCCCTCGTGGCAGTGTCTTCAAGCGACGCAGCCGACAAAACCTTTTGCAACTTTTTGTATGCAACGGAAGAATAACTAAATGGCAGTAACGCAGCATAAGCAGTTAACGCCACTCTTTTGCGCAGGTCTTCATTTTTCGCCTTTCGCAACTGTTTCACAATCCCACTCACGTAATAATCAACTACATTGATGGTATCGAAATACTTTGACGCTCCCGACTCGTGAACCACATAATTGACAACGGCATCAGTCACGCCATGCACCCAGTGCTCTACTACCGCAGCGTCATACGGCTGCGGCAGTAGAGAAAGGACTTTGTTAACAACATCCAGCGGTGTCCGTAACGAACAGGCATCGCATAATTTCAGATGCCCGTATTCGTGGTATCTGACATACCTTTCCACGTCTCCATCATAGAGCGGGGCTATAAATCTTCCCGCCCTACCTTCCAGCGGCGGCAAAGAGCCGCCGTGCCCATCAGAGTCAACTATTTCGTATTTCCCCGCCAACACGCCAGCGGGAATTGGACGCACTTTTTTCTTCTTCACCTTCACTCACCTCCGTTTTTAAGTTTACGCTCCATAAAACAAAATGGGCGCTGGTAGTATACTACCAGCGCCCATGCTTCACGAGGTGTTTTACGCCTTACTTATCGCCAACGCCGCAAGTAGTTCCTCTGCGCGCTCATCGCCAAATGTAACTCTCGCAGCATCTGTCTCGTTCCACCGCCATTCGCGCACGAGGCGGGCAAAATTGAGTGCCCGCCTCGGCGACACGGGGTTCTCATCTTCGTAAGACTTCAGGACAAACGTCCCTAAGCCTTCAATTTGCTGGTTCAGCACCTCGACGAGCTGAGGATGCGGGTAGCTGACGCACAAAACGGTCTCAAACCTATCCACCAGCGCCGCATCCAGCCCGTCGGGCGGCACATTGGCAGTAGCGACCGCCCGAAAATGAGAATGAGGAGCAATAGTTTCCCCCGTCGGTAAACTTACACCCGACGGGTTATCGTCTAACACTCCCAATAGCATATCAAGAACGGCACCTGACGCTCGGTGAATTTCGTCTATAATTAAACCCCCTTTGCGCATCGCCATTACAAAAGGCCCGTCCATCCATACGAATTCTCCCGACCTGGGCATAAACATGCCCAGCAGTTCCTGAACCGCAATGTCTTCGTTGAGGACTACCCGCCATGCCTGTAATCCGAGCTTCCCTAACATTTCCCGAGCGCAATGTGTCTTTCCCACGCCCGGGGGGCCGAACAGGTATACTCGCCGACAATCCCGTATGCACCTCTCTACTAATTCCCACTGCTTTTTCGCCTTTTCCATTATCTCCATAACGCTCACCTCCGCACATTAGTTTAGTTTAGTTTGGTTTAGCTTCACAAAATAGCTTAACATGAAAATCCAAAAACAAAAGCCCCAGCGCCTTGTTTCGTCAAGGGCATCGTGCCCAGTTGGCGTGCTCCTCTTTTTCCTTAGGAGCGGGAAACTTAGCGACAAGGCGCTGGGGCTTACATGCGACTATGAGGCTATGAGGCTATGAGACTATATCTCGCTCTGTTTTACAAGCTCATCGTATGTGATTTTTTCTACATCGCCCCTCTTGAACGCCCCTACTACTTCGTCTTCCCATTCGTCCTGAGGAGCGATGTAGTGGTTCGCCCACCGTATACCGAATTCGCCGAACCAAAACCCTGCCCGTGTAAGCAGGGACTTTAGTTCGGCAGCCGTCACCCCATCGGGCACATCTGTTATGAACAGTCGCGCAATGTGCGTGCGGGGCACACGCACATGGATTAAGTGGACGACCGCCCACTTCCTCATTACATCTCACCTCCCTTAAGGAATTGTTCTGCGTCGCTGAGCGTTTTAAATAGCTCAGCGTCACACTTTGGACAAAGGAAACTTTCAAGACCGCCGCATTCTTTATCAACCTCAGTTACCATTAACCTACCGTCCACAACCTCAACCACACACTCTACAACATCAGTTGCGAATGCGACAAGATGGTCTATTTCCTCGCCGCACACTGGGCACTTAGGCATTTTTATCACCTCCGTAGTTGTTATGGAACTGCAACATAAATCCTGCGTCTTATCCGTAATTCCATGCCCAAGCTATCCCACACCTCTTCCGCTATAGCATCTCCGACATTCATCGTCACCTCTGTTTGTATGAAACTACCACCCGCCGTGCCTGCTCGCCAATTTTTTATACCAACTTGCCTTTCAATCGGCTTCCCACACACAACCCACCATGACTTTTCTAACCACGCGATAGACGAAGACGACGACCCACTCTCAAAAACCAGCTTCGCTCCTGGCTCAACCACACAAACCATAAATCCTCTATCCTCAAGCGCTTTTACTTTCTCCACAACTTCGGGTGCTACAGGCATTAACCGCTCTTCCCAGTCCCGCAACCTAATGAGCTCCTCTTCCCAACTATTCCTCTCCTTCATCGTCATCACCTCCTATTTCAATTTCAACGCCTTCCGCTGGCGTCTCCCAAGGAGGCGCCGCTTCAAGGATTTCATTAAGGTTCTCTGCGACAAACGGGCAATCATACCCTGCTTGCCAACGAGCGCCTTCTTCATCAACGCATGATGCATACTCGGTTGTTCCGTCCTCGAACTCAACAAGCATACGCAACTCAAGCGAGCCGATTATGTCAAGGATTGATACCTCTTCATACGGCTTGCTGACAAGATACCAATACCACTCGTAGTTCGTCCTGACATCACCGAACAAGTGAACCCCAATGCGCACAACAGTTTTGTTGTCGCTTATCTTTATCTTTGCGAAATCCAGCGTCGGTCCCCACCAATTCCAGTTGTAGGTATTTGTTCCGCTCCAAGTCAACTCAAGTTCGTCTATCGCCCTTCCTATGTCGCTAAGGAAGGGCTCGTCTGGCACATACGCACCGAGTGAGCGCAGTATCTCTGCAACATCGTTGAGCGTTATTGGGCGATAGGTATTTGGGAACAATTCTTCTGGCACTTCCGTAATGTTGATGAAATCACTTAACGGCATAGAGAACGAACCTTCCAAGTCATACACTTCATATTTCACACGCACTTTCATCGTCGCTCACCTCTTTGAGATTAAATTTTGGTAGCTCATAAGATATGAGAAATGAAAACCCAATCCCCAAAATTTTGCGCCAACCATTTTAAAAAATTGCGCCAGCAGGAGGCACGGAGGTGAGCGTCTCTGTCACAAACGGGAACATCGTCGCTATTGACCTCCTACTGGCGCTATGTATCTATGTGCCTATGTGTGCTATATGTCTATGTGCCTATGTGCTTACTTCCCGTGTATATGTGCATCATGACCAGAGTGAATAGATAGCTTCGTTCACTTCGCTCCAGTGGGGTTCAGGTAGAAGCCATCCCCATTCCTGTCTGAAGCGAGCATATACTCGCTCTTCCACACAGTTTAAAATACTCCCATCAATTGTGCCATCCTCGTCTCCCAACTCGCTCATTACTGCATCAATGAGCTCGCGCACGCTCTTAAAATCACTTACACTCTTGCCAATTGTGCGCGCGAGCTCATCAAGATACAGATAAACCACAGTTGCGACTGCATCTTCACCAACTTTATCTACGACTCCCTTCATCATCATTCACCTCCCGTGTGTCACTAACAAACAAGAACTCCACATGTGGTGGCGTGCCCAGATAGGTATCCCATTCTCCAGTCCAGTGCGAGCACTTCACCACTTCTTCCGCGCTCATACCATCGTCGTCAATCACGATGGTATAGCGCGCTCCGCAGAATGGACAAGACACCTTCCCGTCACTATTCACTTTAACCCATGCTTCTTGCATTTTCATCACCTCTCAAGGAGTTGAGTGATTTGTTTGAACGCCTCTGTCATTTTGTCATACGACATAAAGAATGGTATTGTAGGTTGTATTACTTCATACCACCTCCTCCTACATTTCCGTTGATACTCAACCTCATTAATCACAAGATACAGCTCCTGTGTGTCGGAATTAGTGATAGTGAACACAATCCTTATTCTCTTGACGCCATGCACGGGCTTATTTCTGATGCTAACTATTTTTAACCCGTGTTTGGCGCACCTTCTTTTGACTGCGTTGATTATCCTTTGCTCGTCTTTCAGCCTCATGTTCCATCCTCCTCCTTCGCGCAAGTTTAGAGAAGAACTTGGCGTCAGTTAGCAGTGCACATGCATAGCACACAGGATACTTAGTGTATACTTCGCTGTCTGGGCTTATTCTGTAGTCGTATATTTTGGCTTCGTTTTCTCCGCACACGACGCACTTCATCTTTCTTCACCTCCTTTTGGATTTTTCCATCACTAAACCCAATGTTACACCAGAACGCCATTTTTCTTAGCGCATCACGCTCTTTTTCATAGTGCTCTTTGCACATATAGAGCATGTTCTCACCGAACTTAATCCACCTTGTTGCTCTCTTGTTGCAGTTCTGCCGCTGACACTTCATGGATTGCTCTCCTCCAAGGTGCGATTCCGCCTGTAGCGTAGGTGAGAAGTTGCAGAAACTTTGGGAGAGACGATGCAGGTATGACAAACACATAGATTAGCGTGCCTGTAATGCTGTAAAAGGAAAGTTCAGCTCTATCGCCAATCTCAACAATATCCAACCTTCCGATGTTGTTCAAGTTGACGCAAGTAATGTGGCTTCCGTTTTCAACCATCAACCACTTACTCATCATCATCACCTCCTTCTTTTAGAGCTTGCGTGCCATTCCGTTCACTCCCCTTGCACTTACTACAAAAGAACTTTCCCTCTTTTAACAAACGACCAACAGTCTTAATGCCTACAAATGTCACATCTACCATCTTGCCACATTTACAACATCTTGCATAGCCAACACCAGAGATATACGGCTTATCCGACAACAACACTTGGGGGTCACCACCTTCCAGAACATATCTTGCAACGTCCCTCGTTTGCGGATTGTCTTCCCATGACATTGCGCTTCACCCCTTTGTGGATTTTACAGGGGACGGCTTTTAAGCCGTCCCCTGCGCGGGTAGCGAGACAGGCTGAGACGGCGGAGAGGATGGCTCTTATGTGCCATTAGGTGATACTTTCTTCTTCAACTCTTCCAAGAACGGGCGCAGTTTTTGCTTGTAGAACTCCTGCGCCTTCCAAGGCTTGTTTGATGCTACAATCTCCGCCCATTCCTTTCCAAGTTGTTCCATTTGCTCTCGCTCAGGGTCTGATATTTCTGACGAGTTGTAAATCTTTACCATCAGCCTTACAACTGCCGCAATCGCCTCATTCTTCTTCATAGCATCAGCGAGTTTCTCCTGCAGGAATTGTGGGAACGACTTCTCTTCTTCAACTGGCGCATCAAGCACTTCTTCAATCAGTTCAACTGGGTCAGTGGGCGCTACCACTGTTGGCGCTTCCTCTTCTTCAACTGGGAGCTCTTGTGGTCTCTCTGTTGCCAAATTCAGTCTCCTGAGCAGTTCCTCGGCTTCTGCAGGAAACACTGCGTTGTGTAGTGCTGGAATACGCGCTCCGACATTGCCTGCCGCTGGAGAGAATGAGACCTGGTAAACTAACCTACCTTCTATTACCTGCACACTGATGTTACCTATCGCGTCACACTCTGCCAGGACTGCACGCCCCGTCTTCCCTGGCAAGTCCACCGTTGATGCGCCAGCTTCCAGTCCTGGCTTTACATGGATTAGGAAGACAACGAGCTGGAAGCTCTTTCGCAGTGCCCTAATCCAGTCAACAATGCTGATGCGTGCAAGCGCGAAGCCCTTGCCATACGCCGCCTTCTCAAGGTCTGTTCCAATCTGTGCTTCAACATAGTTCGCCAACAAGTCGTAAGCAGCGTCCAAAGTGTCAATGACAATGCACGGATACTTGCCACCGAACTCACTCGGTATAGCAAGCAACTCTTCCCAACTCTCAGGCTGAACGCCATCAACATGGAACGGTAAGAAATCCGTTCCTTTCTCAATGTCCACTACCAGACCACCAAGGGCGCGGGCAACCTTCGCGCCAAATGTCGTCTTTCCACCCTTAGGTGGTCCGTAGACTGCTATGGTTGCATGCTTGATGGGCTGTTTCCCAAGCTTTTTTACCTGCAATCCCATACTTTATCCCCCCTTTGGTGTTGTGGATTGAGGAGAGAGGCTTGGCTCTCCCATAATATAAATGTGCTTGCAAATTCAATTGGCTTGGTTGGTGCGTAATTCATGAACAACAACTCAACCGCCTTTTTTCGCCTTTCCTTATCAAGTGACAAGCGTCTTTCTTTCCGCACACAATAGTAGTCTTTGAACAGCTCCTCAACAAATGGATGTTCATCATGAGAAAGTATCCATTTTCCTTGTAGTTTGGTTATGTGGCTATGTAACTCAATGTAATCATCTTCAGTCCAGATAGGGCAACCATAGTATTCTCTGCCAAGGTATGGTGGGTCTAAGTAGAACAAAGTGTTTGGAGTGTCATACTTTGAAAGTAGCTCACGATAGTCAAGGTTTTCAATGATGACATTTCTTAGCCTATGTGCTATGTGAGTGAGGTTGTCTATGAGTGAGTTATAGCCTGCTATTGGAGTGAATGGTCTATATGTGTTTACCTTTTTCCCAGGTGCAGTGAATGTTGAGTAGTATTTACCACCATAAGATGTGCATAACAAGTAGATAAATATGCCAGCTCTTTCAAGGTCATTTTTAAATTCACGGTTTTTCCACTTTGTCTGTAGCACTCTAAAGAGAGTTCTTGAGTATGGTGTCCAAAACAGCCAGCGCTGTAGCTCTTCAGTGTTATCTCTCACTTGAGTGAACACAGTGACTATGTCACCATTGATGTCGTTGAACACTTCAATTTTACTTGGCTTTTTCTTCAGCAATACCCAACCCATGCCACCAAACACTTCCACATACATTAAATTTTCATACCCTGGCGGGAAATGAGAGATAATCCATCTTGCAAAGAAGTATTTCCCGCCAGGGTATCCTGTCATTGCCTATCACCACCTACTCTGTTACCATGACATAGTATGAGCCAGTGTCCTCGTCATAGATTGGCTTCTCTGGCTGTGGTGCAGATGTAGTGAGAATGACAGTCCACTCAACTTCCCACACGCCACACTTAGAGCAATAGTTCTGTCCCTTCTGCACCTGCATAGAGATGATAACTGGCTTGTGCTTCTTCACATATAGTGCAACTTCATTTAGTAGCACAGACAGAGCTTCATCTTGGTCTTCAACGAATGGCTTACTTTTGATGCTGAATGTCTTGGTGACACTAAGTGTTGCACCACGAGTTATTCTATGCGTCCTTATCATCTTCCTCACCCTCCTTGTTAGGTATTCCAAGAAAGTGAACGATGTTCTTTATCGCCTTCTCAAGCCTTGGTGTTAATTTACCTTCACAGTCCTTGTAGGCGAAATACAAATCCAATGCCAACGCTTCCCATTCCATCACCTCCTCTTCAAGTGTTGCATTTGCGTCTGCGAGGGCTTCAAGGCGCTCTTCAAGCTCCTCTATGCGCTCTTTAAGTGCCTGTTCTTTTTGCGTCATAGCACATCACCCTCCTGTTGTAGTTTTTCCAACCAGCTAACATTTCCGCACAGTTCATCCCATGTTATTTTCTCTGCCTTGCCCAACTCATAGAGCATCTGAAGCGTTACCATCTCTGGTGTTAGTAGCGTCAGGTGAAATTGATATGTCAACATACCGCGGGTTGTAAGAGTAAGGGCAAGCTTTTTAGCTATCTCTTCTTTTCCTACATCTGCAGGCACATCAGTTATGAACATAAGAAGGTAATGTCCATCAGAACGAGATGCAACGAGCGCCCATACATGCTTTTCTTCATCTTTCTTTTGTGCCATAGTTAATCGCCCTCCTGTTGCAGTCTTTCCAACCAGCATCGAGCTTCAATTTTCCTAAGCTCGGTGAAGCACTGGTTACATACTTTCTTGCCCATGTAAGCAATACACTCTCGGTATGCAGCAGGTGGGTTAGGCAACGCATAGCGAGCAAGCTCAAAGACACGACACACTTCAATGACACCACAGCGAGAACACTGCTCCTTCTTCTCTGGTTCAGTCTTTTGCTCTAAGAGCTGTATCTTCTCACGCACCCTCTTGATTGTCTCTTTCAGTGCCTCTTTGTCAGTTTTAGCCCTCTTCACCTTCTCTGCTCTAATTGCTTTTAGAGATGGCATGTTGCTAATTGCAAGTTTCGCGCATGTTTTCATAACAGTCGTGGGTATATTGCGGCAATTAGGTGACACTACATCAAGTGCTTGCCTGATGAAGTAGAAAATCTCTTCAGCATAGAAACCCTTCTTCCGTAGCATTCTCCATATGCCCCAACAGGTGGAAAACTCCTTGTGTGTCAACCTTTTTCCTGCAATTTCTACCAGTTCCCTATAAAGAAGCCTTTTCTCATCTAAAAGAACAAGATTTTCTTTGCGCGTGCTGTTTGCGCGCACTCCGTTAGAGTTAGAACTTTCTTTATTATCTACGGAACTACTTCTATGGAAAGGATTAAACCTATAACACAAAATATGTAGTGTCAGGGGATGAACCTTGAAAAACTTGATGAGCTTGTAAAGCTCTGCATAGGTCAAGGTCTGTCCTGATGCAAGCGCCTCTGCTACCGCCTCTCCAAGCGGTGAGAGAGTGACACCAAGGGTATTAGTCCCATCATAGGCATATTGAATGGTTAGGTAGGCAAGGCGTGCCCTATATCGTGGGTTGCGCCCAAGGAGACGACGAACTGTCTCCATATGCAAGCCAGCACGCCTCGCTATCTCTCTAATTGACAAAGGAACACGCAAGTAACCATCACCACACTCATATGTGCTCTCCCATAAGACTTTTAGAACCTTGACAACTCGCTCGTCCTTGAGATACCACTCAAGACGACGCGCACACCACTTTGGGAAGTTAATCCACTTGCTCACTTAACATCACCCTCCTTCTTCTTTGTTTGTCAAGATAGAATACCATCTTCCGCACGCATTTTGGCGACACTACTTGTGATAGCTCATGAGCTTTACGCTTCTTGTCCTTCTTGGTGCAACATTGTATTAACACAACTTCATCTTTGTTGATGGCGACAATGTCAACTGGAGTGTGACTTCCTGAGGAGCGAATGACAAAGTAGCCTTGACTTTCAAACAGCTTCTTCACCCGATACTCCAGTCTCCGTCCCTTGTGATACCTTGTCATTGTCATCACCCCCAGGCAATTCGTCAAGATACTTCAAGCCAATTATGACCGCAGCAATCCACAAGACTGAGTAGCGCATTGCAACTTCTGCTTCTTCTTCTGTGAGAGGGATATTGACTTCTTCAACAATGACATCTCGCGCAACATATGCTGTGACGCCTAATGCATCTGCAAGCCTTTCAAACGCGCTTGAAAGTTGCTCCACTTGCAGAGTGTCTTTGATTGCACGCCTTACCCACTCACAGAAGGAGTAGACACCTATGCCTACAATCTTCCTCACGCCATCAACAGTGCCTAAGTCAAAGACAAACTTCTTCTCTCCATCATCCTTAAGTGCCCTGTGCAAGATGGCTGCAACTCGTCCTATTACTTCATTGCACTTTATGTCAGCACACGCATTATTGTTGTTGCTCATCCTTGAGCACCTCCCTTAGGATGTATTTCACTACATCTTCATCAACGAGTGCAAGTAGCTCCCTGGCAAGCCCTTGAGCTTCCTTACACTCGTCCATTTCCTTCTTCTTGCTTGCAAAAAACTCATACAATGCACGCATCACTGGAAGCCTCATCTGCACTGGTAACCTCTCCAATGAGTAATACCTCTGCTGTCCATAGGTTGTGTGATAGACATAGATGTGGAAGTGAACTTCATTGCTTTTGGATGAATATGGGCAAAAATCAATGTGAAGCTCAATGTCTGGAGTGACTTGAATGACAAAGCTATACTCGCGCTCTAAACCTTCTTGAATGTAGGAAGCAATCTTCTTCCTCATCTCAGAAATAGTCATAGCCCATTCATAATCCCCTTTAAATAGCTTTTTTATCATCTCATCATAGGCTGACATGCCCATCACTCTCCTTTCAGGTGGTGATGTGTGTGCTCTCCATATAATATGTTGCATGCAAATTCAATCAGCTGGATTTTAGCGCTCAAGGTCTACGTCAAACTTGAACGTCGTTGGATGCCTCTCTGATACGCCAAACAACCACCATTTGTTTGACGACAACAAACCAAGCGTCATCATCGGATACAAATCATCCGTCACAAGCGTCCCATTCAAAAATATGTCTATGCCATTTAACTGCGTGTATCCACAACTATGAAAATGACCAAAACATGCCACGCGCCATCCATCCCTCACACTTTGCGCCCATTTCAACACTTTGGTGATTATCCCATACCAAGGAACTTGCGCATACATCCTAATGTAATGCCCATGGTAAAGTAGTAACCCATGCCCCTTAACTTTGTGCACCATCAAAAAATCATCATGCTCATTTATCACAACCCTCGTTTTGGGTAGCATCGCCTTCATGAACTTATATGTCGCAATGTCCCAGTTGGCTGCCTCATGCGCCCTCTTGCCAGCACGCCCATGATTGCCTGCTACACCTACAAAGGTAATGTTCTTAAAATGCTCATGGGCGCGCTTTATCTGTGTGGCAATGATGTCAGCTGCAACTTCTGCCTGTAAGAGGACATTCGTGATGGCTTGATGATGTGGTTGCGTGGCATAAATCTCTGTGCCATCATTGATGTCTCCAAGTGATGCCACCACTAATTCATCAAAGATGTATCCACTGCCAAGCAGCTCCTTGATGCGCAGTATCTTGTCCATCCATCGCTCCATCATCTTGCGTGCCCTCTCCACATTGAACGAGGACGTAAGTTTACCAATGTGTGTATCGCTAATCAGGGCAACGAGTGTTTCTTTTGACTTCTTCACTTAATGCCCTCCTCTCTACACACAACTTTAGCGAATATTTTCCAGAACCGCAAGTAGGGAAAGTCAACAGGGTCTTGTTTGCCTGCAATGCTAATGTCTTTGTGTGTAGTGATTGTGGAAATCGGTGTTGGATTGTTCTTCATGATTTGCCATATGAGCCACGCAAGCGCCTCAAGTTGCTTATCTGGATAATCACGCGCTCCTTCATAACTCTCAATCTCAATGCCAATTGAAATGTTGTTCACTTGATTGCATACACCAAGCCTGCTCTTACCTGCATGCCACGCCTTTCTTGTGGTGGGAACAAGTTTGTAGATTGTTCCATCGCGTGTAACCAGAAAGTGAGCGCTAACTTTGCTCTCGGGGTTTGTCAGCCATGATAATGCTCCTTTTGCATCGCCTTCTGTGGTGTGAAGAACTATCACATTCGTAACACTACCAAGTAATCTTTCACTTTGATTTGGTGATGGCTTTTCAATCACCTTCATCACCCTCATCTCCTTCATCTCCAAATGTTAACTTGTCCACTTTTATTATGCCACGCGGTGTTCGCATTTGTCTAACCCCTTTCAAGTCTTTCTTTGTAGCCTCTTCAGGCTCTGGTTGCTCGCTATATCCTGGTGCTGTAATTATACCACGCGATGCAAGGTTTGGTATGACTTTCTCTGCACGCTCTGTTGCATCTTCTGCTCTGTAGTAGATGTCACTGTCACACTTTATCTTCTGTGCAACTTCAAGCGCTTTATCTCTTGCTTCAGCTATCGTCTCACCAAATGATGCAACTTCACAAATGATTGCATCTGTGCCTGCACAACGAAGCTCACCATTTTTGATGTAAACATCCATTGGAAAGATTTCTACATCCTCTGGTGTGTCTGGAAATTCAACATACACATCTTTGGCAAACACTTCGTAGAGCTTCTCAACTTCTTGTGAAACTGTGTCACTGCCTTCAAGCGGATACGGTGGTATGGATACTCTAATTGCAAACCCATACCCCTTCCTTAAGTTCATCACAACTTCTTCTCCAGCCGCAGCTTTGTAAAGCACCTCACCAAACTCCTGTGTGCGCCCCATCAACATGAGCAAACAAAAGATTGCATTGTAGCCAAACCTGCTACCACACCACTCAAGGAAGAATGGATTGCCACTCCTATGGCTCACTATCGTGTTCGCATCCCATGCACCACTTTCATTTGCAGCTGCAAACATCGGTGCAACCTTCTTGTGTGTCTCTTGAACAAGTAAATCATCTGCTCCTGCAGCAAACACAATTGAAGTTTGACAACCCGTGTTCGGTCCCAAATCACCAGGCGCAAACTTCTTCGTCTCAACTGTGTAGTTAACTGAGCCAGGTATTGGCTTGCCATTGGAATACCACACTTCCGTGCTTATCTCGTGCCCTGGAACAAAGTCTTGAACAATGAATGACTTGGCATCAACCAGGTAACCCGCCTCCTGTTGCCTCATAAGCCAACGCGCTGCAGCTTCTGGGTTTTGTGCCACATACGATGATGCACATGCAACTCTGCCCGAAAGCTTGATGACAACCTTCCTGTTGTGCTTGATGATGTAATCTACTGCCTCGTTCACATCCTTGAACACGCGTGTGTATGGCACACGGATGCCCGATGCCAATGCCATCGCCAACCCAAAATGCCTATCTTCTTCCGCTCTATCACCAAGCGCTGTGCCATTGAAAACCTTCTTGCCAGACTTGCGAAGGTCTTCCATCACCTTGGATAAACCAGTTTCATCACTAAAATACACATCAAAGTCATCGGGCACTTTGTCAAACTTTGGCACTAAACCATCATACAAATGCTTGCACGACTTTGACATTATGACAGCTGCAACTTGATGCCCTTCATCTCTTAAACGCAAAAGCAATGGTAAGCCTGGACCGCTTTTTGTGATGAGACAAAACTTCATTGCTTCTCACCACCCGTTCCCTTTAGCGTAGCTGGAAGAGGAAATATTCCTTGAGCTTGTTCTTTTAGCTGCGCCTCTTTCCTTTTCTTTTCATCTTCAGAAGCTAATATTTCAATGGCTCTCATCGCTTCATCAAACATCTGCTCCGTGTAAATTGGTTTACCATGCTTGCTCCTTATTTGTTCAGCTAACCTCGCATACTTCCTTAACCTCTCACCAAGAACGCTGTTTTTATACTTGATGATAAACCTTCTCACTTCTGGCTGTGTCAACGCAAGGTCAAATAGCTCATAAATTGTAGATAGAGCAAATTGCGGTGAAACTTCTTTCTGGTCTGGGTCTGGAATAAGCTTGAGCAATGTAAGATGCTTGACATCATCTTGGAAGCCTTTTTGGTGAATGATGTGAGAGTAAACTAATTGCTTGCCAAACATAGGTGAACCCCTGAAAACATGGAATAGCTCTTTGATACCTAAGTATGCCTTTGAGAACTTGCTTATGTCATCAAGAAATTCCTTGTTATATCGCGGTGTAAGCTCATTGACAACACGCATGTCAAGATAGCCACGAAGTGCATTTGCGACTGTCTCTGGCACAACTGGAAATTCTGGCACTGGTGCAACAGTGCCCGCAGCCCTGCTAAGGATGTGAAGGAGTATTGAAAGCGCATGCCAGTCTTGAACTACCCTATCACCACCAATTGCTGTTGCAAGTGGGTCTTGATACACAAGCTTCATAGCTGTTACTAAATCACCAACATCTGGATAACGCTTCTTTAATTGTTCCCATGTCTGTGATGTGTGTGCCATAAACCCAATAGCATCATGGACGTTAGTGATTAAGTCACCTAAAATGTCCAACGCTGGCATTGATAGTGGAGCACCTATTGTGCCACGCCCCCATTCAGTTGAACGAGGAAACCATCCTGCAAATGCTTGTAGCGCTTCCATGCCCGTCTGTAAATACTCGGCTACAATTTCATCCCACTTCTTCTTAACTGCACCAGTTTCAAGGTCTCGCGTAACTACTCTCAGTGTCTTTGTCGGCTCCCAACGCTCACCAACACGATAGACACGATACAAAGCATCTCCTATAACTGGTGGAATGACATCCAACAAAAGAGAACGCACAAGCAGCTTCTTTACATCTTCTGAATTTCGCGATAGTAGCGTTGCAATCCCAAATGCCACAAGGAAATCAATAGTATATGCAAGCCCAAGGTTAAGCGTCATCCATAGCTTCTCCCTTGGAGGCGCTTTGGAAATTGCTTTGAATGTGTTTAGTGTCAAAAATGCCTTGTTCAAACCATAGCTCTGGAAGAATGTAATAGCACGCAATAACTCCCTAATGCCTGGCGGGTATTGTGATAACGCGTATGGAATGCCACCTGAAACTAATGGCGCTTGTGCCATCAACGAGGTAGTATTGGCTCTTGATAAGGCAACTTCATGTGGCAAACCTTCATTAAGCCCCTTCATGTATTCAGCTGCAAAAATAACTATGCGAGGAACCGCGTCTGCTATCTTGAACAAGTATTCTCCTGCTGTTGGTATAACTTTAAACAGCGTCTCAAGCGCTGCACTTGGATTGCGCGCTATCTCTTCAAGCTTGCCTAATGCCCACCTTGCACGCTCATTCTCTGAAAGCCCTTGTGGCGCTGCCTTCAGAAAGCCTGCATATAAGCCATATAGAACATCAAGCGAAATCTCGGAAATTGCTGGGTTGGAGATGACGAATTTCCTAAACTCTGGGTCTGCTATGGTAAACCACGCGCCATGAAGGAGATATTTTATCTTCTTCCAAGTTGGCTCAGAAGGATTGATGAGGAAATATGGCGACCACGAGAATACAAGGTTTTTGAGAAGAATTAACGGTCTAAGTGGAACGATTATCTTGCCAGCTAAGGAGTGTAAGAAGTCAGTAACACGCGTAACCCAACGAGACCACATCGGTCCAACTTCATAGAATGGGCGATAGCCAGCCTGTTGGAATGCCACATTCTTAATCTCATCAGCTAATTCAAGATATTGCCTCTTAAGCCCTTCATCACGAATATTGCTCGCGCCCTTCAAAAGCTTCTTGATGAACATGTCTTGAACTGCAACTGCAGGTAGCTCTGCTGAGAAGTAAGCCGCTGCATGTGCTGCACGAAGCGCTGATGTGAATGGGTCTTCCCAACCAAGATAACCCTCAAGCACGCGCCTCTCAACTTCAAAGTAAGGTGCATGCCTTGTAGCAAGTAAGCGAAGGGCTGCCTCAACTGTTGTTGGCTCGCTTTCTATTTGCTTGATTTGCCTTGCTACTGCCCTGCGACCTTCAATCGCATACCTCAATATCTTGGCATCTGGTGACCTGGTTATGCTCGCAAGACGCTCAAGTGACCATAACTTGATAAGACCAGAGAATGAAGTATCCCAGAAGTGCGGTGCCCAGAATGATAGGTGTGTAATCTTTGGACGAATGTCTTCATAACTGCTAAAGCGCGTGACTGCATCATTGTAAAGGTCAAAGATTTTGTATGAGCCAACAAGATAGTAAACGCTGGCTGTCTTAAATCTCTGTAACTCATCAGGAGTTATGTTCACCGTAACCTTCTCTGTTTGCCCATTAAGCCTCTTCGCATTGTAGTCAAACGAAAGCACATTCATAATTTCCCTAAGCCTAATGACACCTTGATAGTAGCCCAACCTCATAAGAGCATCCTCAACACTACGCCTGCTCACATTGTGTATCTTGGCAAGCACATCAACAATGTCAAGATTGAGAACATCTTCGGCAGGGTTCTTAGAGCCGCTTGCGTCAAGCCTGTCAAATTCTTCAACTATTGCACGCGTAAGCTTCTCATTGTAATCTGCAAGGAGTTCATCAGATAGCTTTGTGCCTACAATTTCTTGGTGTATCGCATCAAATACATTGCGCAAGTTCTCATGCCATAGCTGCCACTTAATCTTTAGAACAGGATTGGTCGCACGCGTCCACCAGCGCTCCACAATGTTTTTCACTCGTTCAATACCCCTAAGGGCTTCTGGATTTTTGCCGCCCATCAATGCATGCTCTGCTGCCGCAAAGTAGCCAAACAACCTCGGCGCAAGGTCTGTCCTTGCTTTCCTACGGGCTGCTATGCCATTGCCAATCAAAGCTTGATACAAGAATGTGGTTACTACTTCAGGGTCTGCACCAATATTTTGCGCTATCTGCTTTCCAATCTCTTGAAAGACAAGTTGCGTGCGCGTTAGCGGGTTGGACATCTTGTAAAGCCCAGTCGGTATCTCAAACTTGATTTTGCCTTCCTCTATATCCTTCAACAAATAGTCAAGCGTAAACCGTAGCTCACTTTCATCAATCCTCTCTCCATGCATTAGCCGTGCCATCACTTCTTCAATCTTAGAACGAGGAGCAGGAGGACGCTCAATGAGATTGTGAATGTTTCTAACATAGTTGTTGTAAGAAGGGAATAGCTTTAAGAACTCATGTAGCGCTCTCGGCGCATAATAGGTTGCAATAACCCCTGTAATAATTCCTTGCACACCACTTGTAAGTAAATCGTGCCACTGCGCAAGCGCTGTATGGTTAATCATGCTCTGTAATGCATCGGTTGTAATTGGTAAGAAGGGCAACACTCCTAAGTTCACTACACCAGTAGTAGGCTCTTCCTCTGGCATAGGTTCAGGCGGTCTCTCATGTAAGTGCCTAAGAAGTAGCGGAAGCTGAGAAAGCTCAGGCAGTTCTTTAGATGCCAACTCAGTAAGAACTTCGCGTAGCTTTGGTATCCTTTCAAGCGCTGCATTAACCCTCTCATATTCGGCTCGGGCTTGTTCAAGCCTTTCCATCAATTCCTTACTTTTGCTTCTTTTAGCACGGCTTTCAAGGTCTTCTAAAATTTCTTCTAACTCTTCCTTTTTGCGTTGTAGCGCTTTCTCTTTTTCCTGTATTTCTTTCTCAAATTCTTCCTTCCCTATTACCTTCCTAACAGCCTCTTGTGCCACTTCATATAACTCTGTAGGTATGTAAATCCTACGGCTAAGTTGCTCATAAATCTCACGCGCCTCAGTTTTAGCACCAACTCTCTCAGCTGTCTCCATATACTCGCGAGCCTTTTCAACTCTTTCTGTAATTTCACCAGGTCTTTCAACGCGTAAGATAATGTTGTCCATCGGTAGCTTCTCTAATGTCCTCACAAGTGCATCAACATACTCCCCAAAATAACGCGCCTTGTCAATAGCTTCTTCATCACCTTCAACTTGAGCAGACTTGAAAGCAAAATCTGCAACAGTCTTAAGCGTCTTCGCGTAGTCAGTTAGAGCATCCCTGGAAACATACAAAGCTTTGTTCTCACCAATAGCACGAAATACTTCTCCACTGAGAGCCCTAATTGGTTCGTGTCCTGAAACATCATAAAGGCGTGATAGGTCAACCCTTACCTCAGGTAAGCCACGAAGATTAAAAGTCAGCGTCGCTGCATATGTGTATTTCTTCTTGGGCTTAGCTGCTTCTTCTACTTCCTCTGCCGCTTTCTTCGCTTCTGCTTCCTTCGCTTCTGCTTCCTTCACTTCCGCTTTCTTTTCTTCCAGTGACTTGAGTAGATTTACAACTTCACCTTTTTGCAAAGCTTCACCAATCCGCCGCCCCATGACGGAGAGTGTTTCTTGAATAGCCAGTAGGTTGTTAAAGTCAGTCATAAGGGCTTGCAAAGCTTCATCTCTAACAGCAAGAGAACTAAGTTCCTCTACGCGTGTTGCAAGCTCCCCAAGTATTCTTTCTTTTTCTTCTCGTGGTATTGGTAGGCTCTTAAGTTGAACATGTAGATTGTATACGCCAAACAAAGCCTTTAGAACATCGTCACTAACCTTGCCCTCTTTGACATGTTCTTTAATGATGTCAAGAATACCATCAAGTGTTTGCAGGTAGAAGTAAAGTGGTCGGTTTTTGCGATAGGATTCGTAACTGAAATCTTTAACTCTCTCTTTCAATTCATCTAAGTATCTTATGATGATATTGCGTGGATTTGCCCCTTCTTTTGTTATTTCTGTCGCAGTTTGTGCTGTTAGCTGAACAACAGTGGTGTGTAACATGTTCTCTATTACTTTTCCTAAGTATTGATAGGTAGCTTCCGTAGGAGCTTTTCCAGTATCCCTGAAGTATCGCTCTAATGATTGCCTTAAGGCAATCAACGAGTTGCTAACATCAATACCCAAAACACTTAGCCTACCTTTGCCGTAATCAACTTCAACTTCAGTCACAGATAATGGAGCAGTATATTCTTCAGCTCTCCTACTAACTGCACCAACACACATCCTAAGAATGGCTTCATAAGATGCTGTGTGCTTCTGTAAGTGGTCTGCAATAGCCGCAAAAACTTCAGCACCAAGTTTTATCTTCGCAGCTTTTATAGCTCTCCTTTTGGCTTCTTCTTCAACATCTGTTAGCTCTCCTTCTCTAACTACCGTCTTGTAGACCCATGCATTGTGAAGCGGAGTGTATACCTCTCCAAGAGAAAGGTGAGGAAGGTTTTGATACGCAATGTAAGATAGATACTGAATCGCAAATTCTTTGCCCTTGTCAAAAAACCGCAGGCTATCTTTAAAAGCACCTATAATCGTCAGCGCAAATTCAGTAATTTCTTTTTCTTTCTCTAAAATCGCTTTCTCATCTTCAAGGTCTGCAACTTCTCTACAAGTATTCGCCATTTCCTTTAACTTCTCGTCTTCGCGAAGTTTCCTTGAAAGCTCTGAGAAGGTCATTGCAACTTTGTTGACTATAGGAAATGACGACAAAGATGCTTCAATAGCCATCCTTTGATTGTGTAGATGTCTTAGCGCTTGGTCAACTACTGAAGCAAATTCTTCAAATGTAACACCTTCTGGAAGTTCATGAGGAGCTTTTTCTGCAGCTTTTCTAAGCTCAGTTAGCACATCCTCTAAAGACGATATGTCACGGCGTATTAGCGCTATCTTGCCCCAAAAGTGTGCTTGTTCACCACCAGCTTGCATTATGGCATTCCAGCTTTGTAGTATCTCGCTTACTTTTGCAAATGCATTGCCAATTGGCTTCCCCGCGTATTCTTCCATAACTTCTATAGCCGATAACGCATATGCTTCAGACATGTTTCTGCCTCTCCATATCGCACCTATTAAGCTCGGTAGTTTGGCAGTCTCCCCAACCTCTTCTATTTTAACTTCGTAAGGCTCATGTAAACCGAAAATTAACGCTGCCTTTGCAATATCCGAGAATGGCGCTGTAAGAAGTTTGTCAGTGGTTTCAATAACTCTTTCGGTTCTTTTGTCAATAGCAGTTATCATGCTTCTTGGAATAATATCAGCTGCCATACCTTCAACATCTGGCATGTAAATCATGGTGATTAGGTCTCTGATTGGAAGTTCTTCTACTTCCTCTCCTTCTTCCATCGCTTCTTCTGCTTTCTCCCTAAGTTCTTCAAGCGAGGTTGTTGTTGAAGCCCACCGTTTTTTCTCTGATAGCACCATTGGATGTTCTACAGCTTCTCTAAATGCAGCTAAGCCACTGACAACAAAACCTAAGTTTTTAAACTCCTCTGGATGCTCTGCACCAACAAACGGTATTACCTTAAGAGCACCCTCGTATCGCGTTGTAGCCCATCTGTAAACATTACTTGATGGAGATGCTTTACCAACAAGATGGCGCGCAACAACAGTTGCCATTGTCTCATCAAAGGCTTCCAACGCCTCGCCAAAACTCATAGGTCTTACTCTTTCTTTAACAGGCACAGGTGTGCCTTCTCTAATTGTGAAAATACTTACAAGTTTGCCAAGCTTACGCATTTTATACAACTTTATCAACTGCTTCTCAAATTTTTCACTCACTATACGTCTTCTGGCTCTCTCTACAACTTTGTCATATGTAAGTAGTGCTGCCGCTGTTTTAGGCGGAGCCTTTGCTTCGCCTTCTTTTTCAACTTCTTCTTCAATCTCTTCTTCAATTTCTCTGCCCTCTCCAACTACCTCACCCTCTTCTACTTCCTCAGGGAGTGGCTCTCTAAGCGCAGCAGCTATTTCTTCAACCACCTTACCTTCTTCTACTGGAGCTTCTTCTTCTACTATTGCACCTTCAGGAGCAACAAATCTGTATTTCGAAAGGTCTACTTTTACTTCTTCTTCTCGCGGCTCTTTTGTTGCTCTTTCTGCCCTGGGACGAGGACGCGTGCGCAGAATTGTCGGCAAAGTGATAACTATTGCGTTGTTAAGGTAAGAGTTGATTGTGTTTATGCCCATAAATGCTTTGTATTCTAAATCTTTCAACCCCTTTTCTTCAAGTGGCAATTCTTCGGTGCCATACATTAAAGTGCGCCATAGCTTGAGAGCTTCTTTGGTATTTTGTTCTGTAACACGAGGATAGCGTGCGGAATATAGAAGCACCTTGTAAATAATCTTTGTTAGAGCCTTGCGGGCTGAGGAAGTAAGTAAGTGACTGTAACTCTGAGTGGTTTCTAACGCAATATGATAGAGCTCCAGCGCAAGTCTCTCTGCAATTTCACTTGGAGTCGCTGTCTCAATGTTAAATGGACCGCTTAGAATTAATTCAGCAATTGAGGTTGGCTCAGAGGGCACTTCGCGTTCAGCAGTAAGAGCTTTGGGCAAAGAAGAAACATGTTTAGTTGAAGCAACGCGCTCAAACTCTTCAGGGTCTACAAGGCTTAAGAGAACAAATACACGGTGCGATGTTCTCATCCTAAATAGAGCAGAAATACATGCATCCACAGTGTGTGTCATTGCACCACTTATTTTGGCTTCGTTAATTGCCGTCGCAAGTTGCTCTGCATCTCTGGTCAAAGGTAATCCTGTGGATTTTATGAATTCATGCGCAAGAGCAAACGGCATTGAATAGTAAGGATTACGCAATACTGCATCTGCATCGGATGCAACCTTCTCCTTGCCTACCGTTTTAACAAGCCTACTAAATGCCTCATACAGCTCCTTACGAGCTTCTCTAAGTTCTTCGGCTCTTGCAAGCCTGGCTTTTCTGCGCTCAATCTTTTCTTGAAGCCTTTGTTCTATTTTTTCTAAGATGGGTATTTTCCAGTCTTCACCTTTAACCCTTAAGCGATTGAGAATGCTCCTTGCTTTGCTAAGTCGCTCTTCTAACACTTTGATTTCCCGAGATAGCCGTAAGCGCTCTCTTCCACCAAGCCATCCACCTGGTTGGCTTTCTTCTTCTAATGCAGAGAGCAACGACTCTGCAATTCTCCTACGCCTTTGCTCTCTCTCTTCCTCTTTGCTTGTGGGCGGTTCAGCCTTTGGTGGAACTGGTTCAGAGCCTTTTACAGTTTGTGCAACTTGCATTCCTGGCGCAGTCTCTGCACTTCTTTCAGCTTCTTCGGAAGGACGACGAATGATGGGGAAGTAACCAAGGCTTTCGGGTAAATCATAGGTAAATGCAAACCCCTCTTTCTCTGTTATTTCAGCCCGTAGCACTGGCGGGAATATGAAAGCACGAGTTTCATATTCAACCCACCTTTTAACCCGCTCTAAGCCAAATTGGTTAACTATCTTAGCCCCCTTAGTATTTTTTCCAGCTTCAGCTTCCTCAATCCATTGGCGAACTAACTGCGAGGCTTGGTCTCCAAGAGGCACATATCTGCCTTCTTCGGCTAAGTTAATGTTGGTTGCTTTGAAAACTTGATACCAGAATTCCATCATGTCAGAAATTTCTCCACTGGTGACCTCACTCCATTTCTTGTATGTTTCCAGAAGCACAGTCTTCGTTTCTTGACGACGCGCTCTATCTAAATCGCTCCATTTCTCATCAGAGTATGCTGTGGCAAAAACCGAATTAAGAACAACTTCACTGGAAGGAAATGCAACAACAGGAACAACATCTTTTTCTCCAACAGCTTGGTCGCGTTCTTTGCGCAGCCCCCATACATCAAACCTTGGACGCAAAAGCCCCCAAGGTTCTATGCTTACATATACTTTCTTAGGAGTGCCCTTTACACTAATAACGAAGTCTTCTACCTCAATTTCTCCCCTCTCTCGCTTTGGTGGCTCTGTAATAGGCTCAAGCCTTGACACCTCAATTCTCTCTTCTGGCGATGGCTCTTTAATGGATGGCATTTCTGTTGGTTTGCCCTCAACTTCAGATACTGGCGGAAGTTCCCTTATTCCATACGGAGGAGTGGTTGCAGGTGCTGTTGGAACAAAAGTTACACCTCTTGGTTGTCCTGGCAACGGAAGCGCTCGTATTGGTTGTTCTGGCGGCAAAAACGCTCCTGCTGCAGGTGTAGGTGGAGGAGTGACAATAACAGCTGGCATAATAGCTCTTTCTGGAATGACTGCCAGCTCTCTTACGATTCGCATAAATTCACGAGCACGCCCAGTTTGTGCATCAATGTAACCATCAAGCATAGCCCCTCTTGCACTTTCTGGAAGAGAGCGCCAGTAATTCCCAAGCGTGCGCTCGTTTGGCTGAATACCAAGAGTGTAAAGTAATCTGCCCATTAAGTAATCATCAATAGTGTCTGGAGACATCCCTTTAAGAGTAAGCCTTGAAAGGTTCTCGTCCTCAAGTAAACGCCTCTTTATTTCTTCATGAACAAGATACAAGCGCTCTTCAAGCGATGGTAACACTCGGTAAAGTTGCTGAGGAAGTATTTGTTCAAGTTGAAGAATTGACGGTATCTTTTTTTCCTTTGCCTTCTTTTCCTTCTTTGCTGTTTCTTCAACCTTGAGAGAAGACAACGCCTCATCAACAGCCACATTGGCGAAATGGCTCAAAGTCTCCTTTGCCAACTGTTGTTCCATAGCTCCAAGAAGTTGTAGGTTCTCTAAATGACGGCTCAAGTAAAGCATAGCCTCATTGTATGTAACCTTTCCTGCCACGCGGTTATACATGTTGAGAAGCCTTGCAAGGTCACCGTGTATTTTCTCTCCCTTTATAAGGGTAACCAAAGTTGTTGTTAGTTCATTCAGCTTGCTAACAGCTTGGTCATATGAGCTTCTTGTCTCATCACTCACTTCACCTGTGGCTAATTCTTCTGTGAGCTTTTGTGCTGCCCCTTTGTATTCTTCAAATGGCGCTTCAATAAACCCAAAGATGTTCTCTACAAGCTTTCTACCAACAACACTACGAGCTGCATTAACTACACGCTCTGCTCTGTAACGAAGCACTGGAGAAGATTTATGCTTTGCAATCAATGACGCAAGCTCATCACCAACAATGACACCCCATGCATCTGCGTCACCTATGTTCTTCTGTAGTGCCTCAAGCGCTTCAACAACGGTGTCATTGGCATCAAGGCTCTTCTCCGTAACCAACTTCACCAGCGCATCATCAAGCTTGGTCAGTGTGCCAAAGAATTCACTCAGCTCACTCGGTGGTTCTTGTGCAAACTTCGTCAAAGCTTTCTCCACACCACCACGAAGTAGATTTAACATGTGCTGTCGCGCTCTTTCTTTGCTCATTAACCTTGACGACAAAAGCGCCCTGTAATAACCTGCGGCTAATGCATATTCTGGTTTTTCAAGCCCCGCAGCCATGTCAAATGTGTCTAAAAGACTAATGATTGCTTTGTCAGCAAGCCCCTTCTTCACTTCCTCAGGCGTAACTTTGCCCATAACCTTTATCACATCAATCGCAAGTTGTTCTGGAATGAGTTCCTCTGAAATCCACTTCTCAATCTTGCTTCTTGCATCTTGTGGTCTCATGCGAAGATACGGCACTGGAGGATTAAGTAATGCCTTTGCAACTGATGCGGCAAGAGCATTTATGTCCTCTTCTGGAACTTTGAAATCTTCGTGGGGTTTCAGCGATTCTAAGTAACGAACAACGCGTGCCTTAATAGTTGCAGTTAATTGTGCTTCATCACGCATCAACAAAGGCACAACAAGGTCTGGATGTGAGAATGCAACTGAGCGAAGTTCAGCATCATTATTAACAGTGCCCAAAATACTCCATGCTTCATCAGCTGCATATAAACCAGCTCTGCGTAATACATCAATGTCACCAAATGGCGATGCCTCATAAAGAGCATGAGCCATGACGCGTAAAGCATTTGCTTGCTCTGGTTGCATCCTATACTTTCTAACAACTTCATTAATTGCTTCATCTACTGCGGCTCTATTCCTTGCGGAAATGTTTGCACTTATTTCAACGCGCGGTCTCTTGTTCCAAGTTCCAGGCTCGTTCAAAGTCACAGTTAAGTCTTCAATCGCAGGTCTACTTGCAGTCACTATATCGCCTGCAGCTTGCCACAACGGATGTTGCATGCTAAACCTAAGTAGCTCTGGATGTGAAAAGTGAAGAGCAATATCTTTGTCAGCAACGCCCGTCATCATTGGAGTAAGAAGCCCTGTAACAGTATCAAGTCTTTGTGATGCTTTGCTAAAGCCCTCTCTTAGCTTGCTAATGAATTGCTTTTGAGCTTCTGCATCACCACCTGCTAACCCTTTCGCTTCTTGTTGTAGATAATCTGGCACATCAAGTCCCTTCTTTAGGTCTAAACCACTTTCAGCTAAGGAGTTGGCAATGTTGATGTCTACAACCTCTTGCGCTAACAACCGTGCCATGTCCTCACTCATTCCTAAGCGCCTGTAAAAGGTAGAGAGCAAGGAAATTGCTTGCTCTCTTTGCTTTCTAAGAACTCCTCTTTCCTTTTCAAAAGACCTGTCTTTCTGCGCAACTTCCAAAGGAGTTGCATCAACATTCACTGTGGCATCAACAAACTTTGACATTCTAACCCTTGCACGCGCGGCGATTGAGAGAGGGTCTGGCTCTTTTGCTAATTCTTCTGAGAGCATCTTGCTCGCAGGACCGCGTGGTGCTGTGCGCCATTCGCCAAAGGTAATTTCTACTTTTCTTACCCTCGGTTCTTCTACTGGCGAAGGTGGATACTTAGCCCTGATTTGCTCTGCTTGCTTTCTTAGTTGTTCTGCTTCTACTGCTTTACCTTGCCGTAATAATTCCTCTGCTTGCCGCATCATATCATCGGCTTGACGCAATTCTTGGGCTCTTTGCCTTATCGCTTCCATTCTTTCCCTCAAAGTCTGAGGTTGTGGTGCACCTGGTGGTGCTGTTGGCGGTTGTTGAGCTTGTGGTTGTGGAGCAGGTGGTTGCGGTGTTGGTGGTTGAGGAGCAGGTGGAGCAGGTGGTGTAGGTGGAGTAGTTGGTAGAGTTGGCGGTCTACCCGCTTCTCTGTATGCTTCAGCTTCACCAAAGAAATGTGGGAAATGAACAGTTAAACCTCGTAAGAATTCAGAAGGCGCTTCTTTGACATGCTCCCAAATCACAGACGGAAGTTGCTTGTATTCACCTTCTCTTATGGTTCTGTATGTATCAAAAGCTATCCCAACAGCTGGAGCACCAACTCCAAATTCTATACCTGTGCGAAGCATAGTTACAAATGGATTTTGTATCTTAAGCCTCGTGGCAGCCGCTGTTCCTAAACCAACCATCACTTCACGAGGAGCAAGTTTAGGTATCCTCTCAAGATGGCGAGCTACAAACCTTGCTGCAGGAGCGCCAGCTGCCTGCATGAGCAAAACTTGCATTTCAGTTAAACCAGCACTTTTTATACCCTCCAATACCGCCTTTCTTGCATTACTCTCGTCTTTAAAAACTTCTATCGCATGTTCGGCACCAACTACACTGGAAAATGGCGCAAGGTGAATAAGGTGTTCACCAATCTTTGTGGAACGAAGCGCAGTCAAGGCTTTTGATGCAGCTTCTCCAAATTTAGCGATTTTTTCGCTTTCAGTAAACATTTTCCCAGCAATTCCACTTGCTCCCACTAATTTGCTAAGCATACCTACTCCTGCTACAGCTCCCCTGGCGAGCGCACTTGCTCCCCATGTTATCGCAATATCTCTAAGTATTGCTGTAGTTGCCCCACTCCATTCTCCTACTCTTTCCCAAGTCCTTTTCTTCCTATTCTCTACAAATGGCACTTCCGAAATTGGAATGTCAATCCATGCATAAGTTTCTGGTCCGATTTTAATCAACCCACGCGCATACCTAAACCCTCTGGCTGCCCATCCTGCAAAGGAAGCAGTGAAAGAGCGTGTAAATCCAAAAAGCTCCTTTTCTGTGTCGCTAACACGATGCTTAAGCTCTGGTGGCAGTATTTTCTCATTGGGCTCAAACATCTCTTGATAGTTATACCTGTAGACTTCTTGTCCTAATTCTTTCAAACCACCAATCACCGTGTAATCCCTATGGGAAACCTGTTTGAATACATTGCTCCAGAAAGACTTGATGACTTCTTGCGGTGTCTTTAATTGCGACACTATCGCCTTGTGTGTTTGCTGAGCTTCCTTTTTAAATGTCTCCCATGTCTGAACATTTAGAGGAACTGAGGAAAACATAGACCCATGAAGCCCGCCTAAAGCGGAAACTATACCAATTGTAACAAGACCTGTAAGAGCGTTCTTGTTGTCTTTTGAAACGCCTTGGTGACTGCGCTCAAGAATAGGAGCAATCCTCTTCGTCACACTGATGGAGTGGTTAACAATTGGTGCGAAGTAGGAAAACAAAGTGTTAGCCGTCACAAGTAAGTCACCTATTTTTTTGTCTTCCCATAAGCCAGGTGTGAGGATTTGTTTGCCATACTTGTTGGAAGATAAATACGCATTCCACTTTTGTTTCAGCTCCTTCAAACTTGGGTCGTCGGTCATGGTTAAGTAATAGTCAATAGCGCGTGCTATCGCTGCCATGTATTGAGCAACACGCATGCCAGAGTATGGAACACCACCAACTTGAACTATAGTGTTCTTGAGGCTCTTTTGTCTTTGTTCGGGCGAGTTAGCAAGTTGGTCTAAAAATTCACGGCAAGCAACCAAGTCTTCATACAATAACCGTGTTGGCTTCTTTGTCTTCGGGTCGGTTGCTAACGGAGCATTTAGCCACTGATATAACCCTATAGCCACTCCTGTGCTATCCCATAGTTTTGACTGTCCTGAAATTTCTTGCGCCACACGATATACATCACCATTGTAATCCCTGTAAAGCCATCTAAGGTAGTTGAGCGCTGCAACATATCTCTTTGCCTGATTAGGTGATGTGATGCTGAATAACGAGTGTTTGCGCAATTCTTTTATGTCATCAAGCGATGGCATACCAAGTCACCCCCACTATTAATGTTGCCACATATTATGCGGATTGAAATAGGATGGTGGTTGTGGCAATCCTGGAATGTTGTATGATGGAAGTTGTGGCGGAAGTTGTTGCCCAGGAGTTGGTGGTGGCAAAGGAACAGCTGGCTGTGCTTGTTGTGGCACTGGCTGTTGCACTGGTTGTTGTATGTATGGCGTTTGCTGAGTAGGTTGCTGTGTAGGAGGCGGTGCTTGATACTGTGGTTGTTGAGTGCCAGCGCCTCCAATTATCTTGTCAATCATTTGCATGAGCCGAAGGCTCATACTCATCAGGTAACTAACAGTCTGCGGTGATACTTGTATGCCTCTTTGAGCAAGTTGAGCAAGAGATGATAACTGTCCAGAAATCTCTGCAAGAACATTAAGTAAGTTGTTCAAACTCTCACGGGCAATTTCATTCGCTAATTTCCTCATTTCAAGTCTTGTCTTAGCAATGGCTTCTTGAATTTGAATTGCATCCAAGTAAAGACGAGCATAGTCCATTGCTCTACCATGTGCTATGTCTTGCAGCTTGAAGTATACATCCCACAGCATTTTACGCGTGTTGAGTAAGTATTCCTTGTTCCATCTCTCTTGAGCCAAATACTCTTTCCATATGTCAAATTGGTAGTCAAGCCACTTGAATAGTTCTTCTCTTTGGCTTCGCCACATATTGAAACTGGCTTCCCATGCCCACCGCGATTGCTCCATGATATCCTTGCGTAGCAAGCCTTGTTGATTTGCCTGTGTTTCAATTAGGTTAAGCACTGTGCTGCCAAACTTCATCGCTGTCTCAAGTCCACCTGCAGATGCTATTGCACCAACTGTAGACCAAGCATAGTAAGATGCCAGCGGGAAGTTATTGTAAGCAAGCGCGTTTGTGATACCTTCAGCAGCCCATCTCAAGACATTGTTCGCATAGTTACCAAGCCATGCATCCTTAGGGCTAAATGACGCATCCACTAAAGCCCAAATAGCTGCACGCTTAGCGTCTGGGTCTTGAATGGAGCTAAGTAGACTATAAAATCTGTCAGTGTCGCCTCTCTTAAGAGCCTCACGAAGCTGCGGCGATACCTTGAAAATTTCATCAGCTTTTTCTCGTGGAAGTAATGCTGCAGCACCTTCAATACGATTAACCGCATTCAAAAGTTGCTCAGCTTCTTCACCAGCAACTCTTGCAAACAGGCGTTCTCTTTCAATTGCCCCAGCTAACCCTGGTTCATATCTTCTTTTCACTTCATACATAGCTGCCTCTTTAGCTGGTTCAAATGCAAGACCAAGTTGTTGTCTCCATAAATCAAGTTGCATTGCACCTTGTGTTCTAATCGCTTCCTCAATTTGACGAAGTTGAATATCCTTAACTACAGGTGGCGTTGTTGAAACAACACCAACCAATGCCCTCAATGGCGACAATGACAACCGCCCCATTGCACCTAATGCCTCTCTTTGTAGCTTCAAATACTCATCATAGTCTGTCGGTCCAAGATTTTGCCACCTGTTGTAGATGTCAAGCGCAATAGACGCTTCTTCTTGCAACCGCTTCCATTCACGCTCCTTTTGTTTTTGTTTCCTTCGCGAGCGTGAAAGGAGCAGGATTGGAACTAAGTCCATCACAACTTGATAAAGCCCTGAAGTGCCCGCTGGATATTGCCTTGGCTGTGAGTAATAGCGTAGCACTTCAGCTGCTGACAAATTTTCAACATCATCTTGTAGTGGTTGCGCAAGTTGTAAAACTGTGCTTATAAGGTCAGGCATTATAAATCACCTCACACAATATCAAATGTGATAAAGCCTGCATACTCAAAACCGCCCATGCCAGTTAAGTCATGGATGGCAATATAATAAGTGTAGGCTGAAGAAAGAGAAATTGTCGCAAGTGGGCTACCTTTGGCAAACTGAGATGTTGTCGTCCATTCCCAATAGCCATCACTACGGTAAATCCCAATCTCCGCCCATCCCATGCCATTTACCAGAGAAACACTTGCAGCATAGATATACATCGTTTGGTCTACAGATGGAGTGTAAGCCCATAGATACCCAATCGCACCCGCACTTGGCGATGTCCATTTACCCGATACAGTAGGTAATGGAGTTCCTCCACCACCACTTGCTGTGGCACTAATTGTCACATTGACTTTGTTGTTTGTTGCATCGTCAGTGGCTGAAATTGTGACATTAGTGCCTGCTATTAAGTTAATGCGCTTCCTTGTGCCAATTAGTGTCCCATTGGCTTCAACTTCAACCTTTTGCACAGTCGTATCATTGACAACACTTAGTGTTCTATCAGCACTTAAATCACCACCACCTGTTAGCCCTGTTCCTGTATTAATGCACCTTGATGTCCTTACAATCGTTGTTGGAATGTCAGCATCTTGTATGCTTGACCATTGTGCATCTGTGCCATTACTACGTAAGTATTGCCCCGCCGAGCCTATTGCTTTCTTTTGCCACTTAATTGTGTTATCAGGTTGCAATTGCGCAACTATGATGTCACCCCTACTTGGTGTGCCTGCAACTGTATCATTGTGAGATGCACCAAGTAAGGCGTGCGGTCCTGGTTCAGCACTTCCAGTTGCGGTTATCGTGACATCTGTTTTGTCATTTGTTGCATCATCAGCTACAGAGATGCTAATCCCTGTGCCTTCCATTAAGTTGATGCGCTTCCTTGTGGAAATAAGTGTGCCCGCTTTTGCAATCTCAACTTTTTGAACTGTAGTATTTGGCACAACTTCAATAGTCCTATCGGCACTTAGGTCACCACCACCTGTTAAGCCTGTGCCCGTGTTAATCCTTCGTGAAGTTCTAACAATTGTGTTTGGAATGTCGCTATCTTGAATGTTTGCCCACTGAACATCACTCCCATCGCTCCTTAAATATTGTCCTGCTGAGCCTATTGCCTTCTTTTGCCACTTAACTGTATTGTCTGCCTGTAACTGTGCAACGATAATGTCACCACGGGCTGGTGTTCCTGCAACTGTGTCTGAGTGTGTGGCGCTAAGAAGGTTATGATTGGTTGTGCCACCACCACCAGTGGCAGAGATGACGATTTTCTTTTGTGCATTGTCTTGTGTCAGTGTCACATTTTGACCTGCTTCAAAATACACATTGCCATGAAGTAGCGCTTGAGAAGCTACAGCGACACCAGTTACGACATCAACGCTTGGTGTAGTTGGCTTTGAAATGAGACATGAACGAAAATCAATCTCTGTAGTTCCAGATGGCACTCTAAGGTAAAGCTTAAGGTCGCCTTCAACATATGGCACAGTCATCTCGTAATAGCTGTTAGGGTCATCAGTTTCTTCATTTGGCACAAGGTAAACTTCAAAATAACCATTTGCGCCAGTCTTTGAAACAATGCCAAGTTTGCTGTAAAGGATGTTTGGTGGCGCTGTCACACCATGACATAGCCTGATAAGGATGATTGTATTAGAGAGTGGCTCTCCTGCCTCGTTGTATAGGTATCCTGTAACTTTCCTTTTGTTTGGCATTACAAACCACCTGCCAACGCCAATAGGATTAATGGTGCAATGGCAGTTTGAGCTTGTGTTGGTGGCGCAGCTGGCACACCATACACAGCTCTAACTCCAGTCAACCCAAGTAGCGCCTGCAATGCAGGTTGCCACATGGTAGCTTGTGTTTGCTGTAGCCAATTCATCAAGTTGAGCAAGTTCTGTTGTTGTTGTGCACGCCACGCCTGCTCAACTGCCATTGCATTCCTTAGATATTGTTGGTAGGCTTGCATCGCTTGTAAGCCAAGCCCACCAAGCGCTTGTTGTTGTGCAAATTGTTGTTGTGCCAGTGCCATCGGCAGTTGCGCCGCAAGTTGCATCCTTTGAAGTTCTTGCCCAAGTTGCTGTTGGTATGCCTGCCAAGGCATAAGGTAAGCTTGCATGCCAAGCTGTGCAGCAGTTGGCGCAAGCCCCGCTGCAGCTTGATATGCACCCATCGCCGTTGCCCCAAGATTTTGCAATGTATTCCATGCCTGTAGCATTAGGTTCTCTCGTTGCCCTATGCGCTGTGCAAGTAATTGTGCTAAAGTAGCATCAAGTTCTGTGCCACGCCTCCTTAGAAGCTCTTCTTCAAGCCTCCCAGTGCCACCATGCCTCTCTAAGCCACGCACAATTGCCGATTGCCTAAGTTGCTTCACCAAATCTTGTGTAGTTTGCTCCCATTGTCCTCTCAATGCCCTCACAAGTGGGTCTGTCTCTCGTAAACTCTCAATCGTTGGCGCTTCAGCTAATGGCAATGCCTTTTGTGTAAGCACATCAGTGTATCTTCGTGCAATGTCTTGTAGCGCAACCGAAATCCTGTTTAGGTAATCGCCATAACCAACTCCAATGTCCTTTAGCGCCTCATATTGTGGTGTCCTTATGCCCCTACCAAGCGCACTTATAACCTCAGGCACATAAGTTTGAAGTTGCGATAGCTCTGGCATAGTGGAAGCTTGCAAGTTTTGAAGTGCCCATGTCACAAGCTGTGTCTCCTCAGGGCGTTCATACATCCACTTCGCCGCAGTAGCAAACTCTGGCGATGGTGCTTCAACTTGCCTTGTCCACCATTGAAATAGTGGCACTGCTTGTTGCATTATAGCCTGTGGTGATGGCGCAACTGCACCTAAATACGGTGCTTCACCTAAAACTTGCGCCAAGCCCTGTGCAAGCCAATGAAAATATGGGCGCGCCTCAAAACTTATCGCTGGCGCTTCACTTTCATATGGCATTACTGTTTGCTCTCGTGGCATTCATAATCACCTCACAAATGGATATTGGAACAAAAGAAGTGTGACATAAAATGCGTGACTGATGTCCAGTAACTGCGGCCTGTATTTGACCCACGAGCTAATACCAAGCGCCGTAGGTTCTGCAAGATACCATGAAATACCTCTCAAAAGCACTACCCATACATTTGGTGGAATGTCAATGATTTTCGTTGTGTTTGCAGGCAAAACGACATTTTGTAAGTAAGCATCTCTTAAGTTGTTTCCGCTCCCTTTCCATTTAACAGTTAGCCTATAATCTACAGTCAAATCTACGCTGTTAGGGTTTTGAGCTTGGATATACCCATAAAGTGGAATAAACCTGTCGTAAGGAATTTGCTCTACAGGGCTGTCCCAGCTTCGCTGTCCCACGATTGAAACCCACGCTGGGACAGGGTAGGTTTGGACATTGCTCCATGCTTGTGGTATGCCAGTAACTGTGCCATTGGCAAATATCCCTGTAGTCTCGGTCTTATGGACAACTATCCTTAATTTCGCTACCAAATTTTGTGCCCACGATTGTAGTGTGCGCACTATGACACCTATATTTGCACCACCCTTGTGAGCTTGTGGCAAAAGAAGGTCATCTATGCGCATGCTACACTATTGCACCTCCTGCACCTGTTTGCCTTATTACCCAGTCTGCAAGTGCTCGGTAAACATCCATTGGCTCATTTTGCAAGATATAGTTTAACTGTCCAGCTAAAATGTTGTAGGCGTTAAACCTGTCAACTGGATTGGGGCTAAAGCCACCAAACATCCTAAGCATGTTGGTGATAGTTGATGCTAATTGTGTAGCCCTGTTAGATGGATAGCCTATTTGTGTCAGAAGATTTGTCAATTGTGACTGCGTTTGAGTTGGAGTAAGTTGTGATACATTGTATGGAAGTGTGTGTTGTGGTGGGTATGATAAGAGTGTTTGTGGTTGGTATGCTCTTGTTAGCGATGCCTTAGCTAAGTGCACAGGTGCACTTGTTTGTTGTTGTGGTTGTAATACTCCCATTTGCGTTAGGAAGTAATCCCATACAGGACGATGCCTTTCGTCATACGGCACAGTGTGTGTTAAGTGTGAAATCAAATAAGAGTAAGCATTCCATCTTTGGGTTGGGTCTTCAGAAAACCCACCATACTGTGAAAGTAATCCAGTTAACCCTGAGGCTAAGTTAATTGCTTGCTCTGGTGTGTAACCTATGCCATACAAAATCTGTGCCAATTGAGTGCGCGTTTGCAAGTATTGGTCTAATGGTGACATCCCAATTTGTGGTGTCGGTGTTGGAACTGTAGGTTGTATTGGTGTAGGAGTTGGAGTTGTTTGTCTTGGTTGTGTTACCTCTGGTAGCTGTGTAGTAGGTGGTTGTCCAGTAGGAACACCACCTTCAGTAACGCCAACAGGAAAACCAAACTCATTGGTGGGAATAACTTGCGGTGTAGGCGCTGGTTGTTGCCATTCTGGTGGAGAAGCAAGCCATGTCTGCACAAGATGCGCAATTTCGCCAGCTACGCTTTCAGTCCCTTGCATGTCTTGTGTCCATGCACCCCACGCGCCTGGTTCTAATGTAGAACCTATAAGCCTTCCAACTAAGTCTCGTATTTCATTTTGCACCCATTGCGGAACTTCTTTGCCCACTGTTTCACCGATGATGCTATATATGCCAGTTAAGGCATCGTCTGGAGTTCCACCTGCGGTTTGCACGCCCCATAAATGTTGAAAGATTGCATCTTTAAGGCGTTGGTATAGCTCCTCTGGGCGCTGTTGCTGTCCAAACTGCGCACCAACTACAAATGGTTGTGTAGTGCCAGTTTCGGGAACAACTGTCTGTGGTGCAATTTCAGGCGTTCTTGGTGTTATTGTTGACGGTGGAATTATTTGCGTGCTACCATCAGGACGCCTTATAGCAACGCTTCCATCAGGTAGGAAGAAGTAAGTTGTGCCATCAGGTGCTTTGTATGCCTGTCCATATTCTGGGTCTTCTATCCACTGTCCGTTAGGAGGCAATGTTACACCTGGTGGAAGTGTAATCGTGCGCCCATCAGGTGTTTGCACTTGTTGGGGTTGTCGGAGTATATCTTCTGGAGTAGCTCGTGGAACTCGCCCTCCAACGAGCGGAGCAATGTCCCTTGGATGTGACAACCACTCACCAGTTGGCGTTTGAACTGGCACGCTTGTCTGTGGTGGATATGTCAATACCCTACCATCAGGTGTCCAAACTTCAATCCAACCATTACGATTTGGACGAATTTCGTAAGTTTGTCCATTAGGCAATGTGTAAGTATACCCACCAGTGTTCGGATTGACCCCCCAAATTCCACCTTGTGGCAAAGTGTTGAGAAGGCTTTGTGGCAACTGTATCGGTGGTTGCCCATAGCCTTGTGGATAGGTTGGTTGCGCTGGACCTGCGCCTCCACCACCGCGTGACACTTCTTCAAAACCAAACGGTCCACCACCACGCGGTGGTTGCGTCCCCGTTGGTGGCTGTGTTCCATATGGTGGTTGTGTTCCAGTTGGTGGTTGAGTGCCCGTTGGTGGTTGCGTCCCTGGCGGTTGTGTTCCATATGGTGGTTGAACTCCTGTTGGTGGTTGTCCACCTGTCATTCCACCAAAAATCCTGTTAAGAATGTCGCCATACATGCCCATCATTTGCCTTGTAATTTCTCCAACTATATCTGCCAATTGTTGTCCATACCCTGACATTCCAAGTGCGCTAAGAAGTTGTGGCAATAGCGATGTAATATCTTGCCCTTGTTGTCCAAGTTTGCTCCAATCAACTTGTGGTGGTGCAAAGCGCGGTCCTGAAAGAGCAGGTATCATTGGAACTTCCGTAACACCAGTCAATGGAAGTTGCCCTGTGAATGGTTGAGGTTGCGCTTGTATCCATCTCGGTCCTTGGTAAGTCGGTGGGATAAGTTGTGGCATGAACTGTTGTGGCTCTGTTAGCGCAGGCAAATTAGGTATCGTTGGTGGTGCAACAATTGGCATTTGTAAATTGGGTTGTTGTGGCGTTGGTGCTTGTTCTGTTTGTCCTGTTTGTCCTGCCTGCTGTCCTTGTTGCAATTGAAGCAACACATTCACGGGCAATTGCAATGGCAACGCGATAGGAAATTGTGATTGCACTTGTGATGGCAATTGAAATTGCAATTGCCCCAAGAGTTTTATAAGTTGGTCTTGTGCATTTTGAGTAGTCGCTTCAGGCATTTAAAATCACCTCACCTTATAGTTCTCGGTTTATAGTGTAACACGAGCGCGAATAACTCGCTATTCGAGACATTTTCGCCTTCAAGTGTGAACCTAAACCACCTTGCTGTAATGTCAACATCAACTTCCATCTTGTCTGGTGGCACTTTGAACTCTTTTGTGACATAGCCTGCATCTGGATGCTCAACTGCATAGTCAATCACAAGTCTTAGCGGTCTATCACATTTTACATTACCATGAAATGCAACACGCATCAAACGCTTGTATGCAGTTGTGCCAAAGTGCCACCAGCGCGATTGATACCGTATCCTATGGGCTTGCCCATACTTTAGACGATATAGGGTAGGTGGCGGAACTTCATCTGGGTTAACTTGCTTCATGTTCGCCACCCTATAAAGCCCATGATTGTCAATCACAACCAAATCATGCTCAAGTGTTGGCACTGTAACACCACCATAAAGCAAGCCATCACTTGGAAGCTCAAATGATGTGAGCTGTGGTTGCTGTGATGCCATGTGAAATACATAAAGCCTATCTTTTTCCTCATATGGCAAATCAAGGTGCACAAATAAGAAGCGTGGGTTCATTGCACACCAGTGCGCTGGTGGATATTGTGGATTTGTATCAAGTTCGTTTGGTGGCACTGGATGACGGTTTATTTCCATGTGCTGAATGATTGGGTTGAGCGCCTGCGAGAATGGTTGTGCAGAGCGCCCTGCAATTATGTAAATCCCTTCTTGGCACAACACAAACACTGTATCCTCATAAGATGCCACAGTCTTGATGCTTATTGGCGTTATGCCAGATGCAAGTAATTGTGGAATGAACACATATGGCTCTTCAGCACTATCAAGCACATAAATGCCGTCTGAAACAAGCACATAGAGCTGTGACCGTGATTGGTAGAAGCCAATGACCATGCCTTGAGTGTATGGTAGCATGAAACCTACATCGGCGCTATCCCATGATGCTGAACCAAGCTTTGAAAACCATAGCCAGTTGAAGTTTTCACCTTGTTTGACTTCAAGCATGCGCATGCGTGAATACACATAGCGCAGTGTCGCCACAAAAGTTCTGGAAGACCTGTAAGGAAAGTAAAAAGGTGGTTGACCAGTATATGAAGCCTCGTGTGCTAAATGATAACCTTTACCATCAACCCACCCGCCGAATATACCAGAAAAGTCATACCATTCCATCGGAGTT